TACTGTTTTCTTGTCTCATTTTAACTCAAATGTTAAAACCAATCTGAAAAAGTAATAATAAACGGTTACATTTTAGTAGGAAAATAGTTACAGAAGGTTAAATAAGAGAAACTACCCTTCCAGAAGGCAAAATTCCATTCATTTAGGTGTAATTTATAGCAATCCAGATGTATTTGTAGTAGGAGATTTACCCTATTTTGTAACAATAAACTATTACATTTTAGCCTGTTTTTAGGTATTTGTTGGTATCATTTTAATAGAGATAGCCTTTGTTTACTTTACAAATAGTCAAAATTCAAAAACAGTCGAAAAATAGAGTGATTGAAACCCGACAAAAATCACATAAGCCTGAAAATCAATAATTTAAATTTTTCGATTTTCGTCTACTCTCTTATAGCGAAAAAAGTTTTGAAAACCCGATTTTCCTGCTATCATTTTGATAGAAAAATCAATTGTTTCTATATCATTTTGTCAAAATAGGAAGATTTTATGAATTGAGCAAAGCGATTGTCCCTCGGAAGGGAGAAAGAATCCGCAAGGATTCCCCTTCCGAAAGAAAATAGGATAGACCAACCCACCAAAAATCGCCAATAGAAGTCCAAATCCATATTCTCGTACATACCAACAAAGAAAAACAGGAAAGTCAAACCTATAGGAAAGAAAAGAAATGCCCCCTACCTCCATTCAAAAAAAGAAGATAGTGTGAACAGAATAACATTCCTGCCACAAAAGAAAAAGTAGGATGGCAAAATTGCCAATAGGAGTGTGTTTTTGAGATTTTATATACATAAGGTATTGAAAATAAAAGAGATAAAAATAATGTTGATCTTATAAAATCCCCACTACACATTCTATTTTAGGGATTTGTCTTGTGGCATGTTAGACACGCAACCTCAATACAAAGAAACTACATGAGAAAAGAAAAAAGGAAGTGAGAAAAAGAGATAAACAAAAATCATTAACAATAACAGTATATGTACCAAAAATCGTATATAGAACAAGAAAATAAAATTCCGTATAGTATAACTTATTGATTTTCAATGCAATAAAATATATCTGTTTACAAAAATCCCTATAAGGGAACTGTTTAGAGATTTTGTCTTGTGAGGTATTAGACACGCAGGCTTTATATGGAGAGTCCTCAAACAGTCCCTAAAGATACCCTACTAAAACAAAATACCCCGGATTACCTGCTTTTTCCGCTTATTTCTGGTACTTTCTTTTCAAAATAATATACCAATACCACCCAGATAAAAACAAAGCCTTAAAAACGATTATTTGAAATCATAGGATTAGAGTACAGGAACGGGAAAAGGAGAAGCAAAAAGGATATAGAAGGAGTGCCCACCTACCTATACACTCCATGTATAAGAAGAAAAGAAAGGGTACAAGAGTGTCTACACCAAAAACAAAAGTTCCTATATATATTATATATAATATATATAGGAAAATAGATTTGTAGCTGGTTTTATAGCTCTCAAAGTGGTATCGTACATTCGCGTTGCAGCGAATAGATACCACTTTAAAAACAATCATTATACACCACCAACGAAGAAGATAGTATAAGTATATAGACAAAAGAAGACGAAAAAGAGGTTACCAACCACTCCAAAAACCGCATGGACAAAGGAAACAATGCAAAAATAGGGTATTTGGGGAGGAGGATTGAGAGTAGGAGAGTACGAGGTAGCGAGGACATACATATCTATTACATATCTACTACAAAGCATACACATATCTACTATACAAAAACATATCTAGCATACAAATCTATTATACATACAAAATACGCATATACCTCTGTACATTTGCAAATCATACCCCGGACTACATGTATATTCATAAATGCTTATATACTCATAGCACGCTTTCCCGGTTTGCTTTTCCTTATTTAGAATTAGTCTAAATAAAGTCATTTCCTATTTCTTGACATATTCTTTTCCTATTTCCTTGCATAGATTTCCCTACTTTTTAGCTAATTTATTGATATTCAATTGTTTGTGTATCAAGCTATTTTAAGGTCTTTTTATAGGGGTCTTTTTAATTGGTAGGGTAATACTGCTTTTCCTTCCAAAGCGTGCTACATTCGCGCGATAACGCGCTACCATTTCGCGCACTTTGGTACAATAAGTAACAAACTATCATTATAAAAATACTCATTTCCCTATTAAATTAACCTTTCTTAACTGTATTTCCCTTGTTATGTAAGAATAAAGTATTACATTTGTATCAAAGAAAAGAACTAATAATAACAACTAAAATAATTACAGACATGAAAGCAAAGAAATTAACAGTAAACCAGGTAAAGAATTTAGTAAGCAACGTTAAGGCAATTTATCGTTTAAATGGTTTTATAACAGGTAAGCGTACAAATTTACAAAAAGCTACCAAAGAGTGTAAATTTGATTACGCGGAACTTGGAAAGGGTATTGATACCTCTCTTTCCTTTCCTGAAAGTGTTTTTGAAAAAGAATACCAGATTGACACAAAGGCACATTTTGACAATAACGGTATTTGCTATGAAATTTGGTTTGAGGATAGCAAATGTTATTTACTTGAAATGTACGAAACAAAATATTTGATCGTAACAAGCTGCGGGTATTGCAACGTTTACCGTTTGATCGAAAAAACGGAAAGCGAAAAATTTGAGGATCAACCCGCTATTGTTAGCAACGGTGATAGTAAAAAAGCGGTTTTAGACTACAACGACAAGAAAATAGAACTTACATGCACCCTATCAAACACGAAGGTTTGCAAATGGGATAACAAATACCCGGAATCACACAACCACTATATTGTAAAGTTCAAATTTGGGAAAAATAGCGCAAAGTTTGATTTTTTCGATAGCTTGCATAATTTCGAAACCGGGCAAACGGACAAAACGGAAATAGATATTTTCGAAATGTTTTATACGTTCCTTTTAGATTGTCAAATAGCGACAAACTACTATTCTTTTGAAGATTTTCAAACAGAGTTTGAAGGAACGAAAGAGAATTACAACGCATGTAAAAGAGCTTTAAAAAAGTTCGAAAGGGTGTTTTCAGTGTCTGGAGTTGATTTATGCGACCTTGCGAACTACATGCAAGAAAAATATAATTTTTAAATCATGGAAAAGCGGGTGTATTACTGGAGTGTCGGAGGCAAAAAATTTGCCTCCCTCCAGAAAGCGAAAGAGTTTGTAAAGGAAAGTAACGGCGCAAATTGTAGAAGGATAACAGGGCACGACAAAGAAGGGGGAATAACTACATTTACACCCTATGAAGCAACAAAACGCGGTATTTCCTTTAAAAAGACGGTAAAAATAAGTGTTAACGATACAATTAATAACAAGTAAATAAATAATATTTTTATGAAAGCAATGGTTTTTTCTATTGTCAGAATGTTTTTGGCAAGTTTAATCTTAGTTCTTATGTGTTTGACTTTAGAAGCTGATAATACTATACATGTTATATTATCTTTGCCGGTTTTTCTAGTAGTGCTTTATATTGGTATAGAAGGGCTATCAAAAAAGTAACAAACTATCATTATAAAAATACTCATTTCCCTATTAAATTAACCTTTCTTAACTGTATTTCCCTTGTTATGTAAGAATAAAGTATTACATTTGTATCAAAGAAAAGAACTAATAATAACAACTAAAATAATTACAGACATGAAAGCAAAGAACAAATTTTAGAATTTGTTGCCACTGAACTGAAAAACAACAATAGTATTGTTGTGGCAACTTTGGATACTGGCGGCAGTGGATTAACCCTATTGCAGGGTGATTGTGCAGAATTTATTGAGGAGCTTAAAACCTACTCTTTTGACGGAAAAGTGAAAGGCTGTCCAGACATAATCGAAAGCGAATATGTAGAAGCAACAAGCGAAATATATCAATTTTCCGGGAAAGACGGCTACAAAGTGCAAATTTTAACTTATTAATAAAGCAACTAACTAAACTAATTAAACAAGGTGCGCAAACCTTGACAAAACGCAATAAAGCTATGACAACTACAGTAAATAACAACGAAAACAAGATAACTGTAAATCGTATTGGTTTCTCTGGATTATTTTCTAAGTTCTTTAAAGAGGACACACAAGTCTATGATTATCTTTTTGAAGGCGGTAAATGTTATTCCTTTGCCTACTATATTGGGTTAAATGATGATTGCAAAAACGGACATTTAACCTTTAATTTTACCGGCGAAATTAAGGTTAAAAAAAGAAATGGAAGGTTTTACACTTATATAAGTGGCGCGATTGCTGATGTAATTGCCTATTTTAAGCCGGAACTTGAAAAATTTAATCGGTTACATGGTTTTAATCATTTGGGACAACCAATGTTTATAGATGACATTCGCTTTCATATCAATGAAGGCAAAACAAATGAACAAATAGCGGAAATGTATAATATTTCTAATTTGGAAGCTATCGAAATATTACGTAACGCTTCAGACAACAAAGATTTATTTCACTACCTTGTTTTTCACTTGGGCGTTGCTGATGCTTGGGAAAAGCAAGCAAAAGAAGCTATCCGGGAAATGGAAGCAAAAACGGGCTTAACTTTGAAAATTGAAAATAAGGATAAAGTTTATAAGCAATTTGACGCAGAAAAGTGTAACGACATGGCCTATTTGTTTAAACATGGTTACGCGACAAAAGAAATGAAACAAGTGCGTGAAGAAATTGCAAGATCAAAGAAACGGTTAGAAGAACTTGCAGAGATTGAAAAAGAGTTTGCCAAAAGTGTAGAAAAAGCAAAAAGAATTTACGAAGTAAAAAAGGCGGTTGTCTCTTTCGGCATAAGTTGGGATAACGTTACCCTTTACGATCATAGAAACGAGCTTTGTTTTAACTGGTTAGATTGCTGCAAAAAGGTTCCTTCTGATTTAATCAACGAACTTGTGTGCAGTAACACCCTACCAGAAGGAATAGAGGTAACGAACCTGGACAAAGGTAGGGAATAATGACCCTACCTATTTTATCAATCAATTTATAAAGCATAAACAATTTATTAACAATAATATAAACTAATAGGAGATATTAAAAATGAAAGCAACTAATAATAACACAGATACTTTATTTATGGAAATTTTTGTAGAATTGTTGGCAATTGCAAAAACATACTTCCAAGAACTTTTTAAAAACGAAAAACCGGGCGTATATACATTGAAAGACGTTTACGCCTATATCGCAAACTGCGAAAGCCTTGAAACAAAGCAAGGGAAAGCAGAAAGACTAACAGAGAAAGAAAAAGAACAAGCGACAAAATACTACACAAAAAGTCCTTATTATTCAAATATTGATTCTTTTTTTATAAATAGCGTGTCTTATGTATGTAAGGTGTCTAATAATATTGTCTCTATTGAAAAAGGCAATTTTAAATGCAGTTTTGATATAGTCAAACTGTTTGAATATTTGGAAAGGTTCAAACAGTTGTCCGGCGCCAAAGAAAAATTAGAATTTGTCAAAGAAGGAAATCAGGTACAAGAAAGCGAGGATAATTGTATTTGTTCTTTTGATATTGTATTTAATAAGAAAGACAAAACGTTTCTAACTGTAAAAACCAAAAATTCAAGTCGATATATTGATAACAATATTTTGATAGATATAAATTTAAGCAAAATATATGCTACTGATTCTTTTATCTGCAAAAGTAGAAATGTGAAAATATCCAATTTTTCCGGTGTTTGGGGTAAGTATGTATGTATATCTTTTGATATCTTTAAAAAGTTGGTAGGGAAAGAATGTCATATTATTGTTGGTAGCGACGACAAAGAGGGACAAATAGTCGTAACGATCGTAACGGATAAAGGTGAAATATTTGAGTGTCGTTACAATGATTTCAATAAGAATGTAAATATAGAGGGCGTTTACCCTATTTTATACAAGGAATTAAAATTGACAGTTAAGGACAACAAACAGCTCACAAAGGACTTAAAAACTATATCTAAAGTTTCAGAATTTGTTTCTTTCGAGATAGAAAAAGGATCAGACCGATTAAGAGTGAATTATATCACAGAATTAGGAAAAGGAGACACAGATGGTAAATACGGAGAATTGTTTGTACAATTGTCTGAACCGTCTAATTTTAGTTATAGATCAGATAATAGATTAAGTAAAGTACTTTCTTGTCTGGACGGTTGGAACGGCGAAATATATTTTACAAAAGAATATAGTTATTGTAAACTTTCTTTTGTCTCTGACAACTGTGACAACTGTTTTATGATTGATAACAAAATTAATTATTTTAATTCAATTAGAGATAAGAACGATTATTTCCCGGATAAGTTAACGTCTGTTTATTGTGGAAAAGAAACAAAAGAACCGGACACAGATATTAAGCCTGTAGGAACGTCGGAAAATAAAAATGATACAAACCTACAGGAGAGCAAAGAAAGTGTTGCAAACGTAACGGAAACAAGCGAAAAAGAATATTTTACCGGGTGTTCTTTAGATGGAGTGATAGAATATTTGAATAGCAAAGGTTTGAGTGTCACTATAGACAAAGACAACAATATTTTTTGTGTCTCCAAAGACGGTGACAGTTTTATACGTGAAGTTCGCATTTGGGTTTATACAGAAATTTTAGAGATAAATACAAAAGTAGGCGTTCATATAGAAAAGGATATAAATACAAGCATTCCTTTCTCTGATTTTTTGGAGCAATCTTTGATAAATTTAAAAAGACATGCTACAAACAAAGTATTTTTCTTCTTGGAGAAAGAAGGCTATCATTGGGAGCAACCAAACACACAAACATTCCACCTATTTAAGAACGGAAAAGAAAAGGCGTTTAAAAATGAATTTGAAGCATATAACTTTGTCCAGAATAAAGAGAATGAAAGCTATTTTGATTTTAATGTCTCGGACTATACGGACGATATGTTAGAGGTAACCGGACTTAACCTGGAAAGTATCATATCTAAAGTAAAACAGGATAGCCCAAAAGAGTTAAAAGTTATACAGGATATAAAGCTATATGATAAAACCGGGAAAATAGTGTTTACTTATGGTGATGGAAATACAAATACTATAATAGAAACAACTTTCAACGGCGACAGTGTGTTGCAAAGTGTATTACAAAAGATAAACGAAAGCATGTAACGCTATGATCCGGTTAAACAAATTCCTTTCCTTGTTTGTCTCTAAAAGGCAGATAAGGAAAGAAAAAGGAAAGAATAGAAAGAAGTATTACACAAAAGACAATGTTAAGTTTGTAACATGGAAATACAATGCCAGCGTGCCGTGCTTCTATTTGAACAAATCTGTAGATATTGTGAATGTGCTTCTATTGAATGATTCAAAAAAGTTACAAGGTTTTTTCTGTAAAGGATATTTTGTGAAGAATATCCTAAAGAAAAACAAAAAGAAATTTTTGCCGGGCAACTTTTATCAGTTCCTTTATAAATTGGTATATGTCGGATATAAAATAGAGAACGGGAAAAGGCTAAAAATGTATCAATTAAAACAAATGGCATTTTACCCGGAAGTTCGGTAAGAATAATTATCTTTAAAAGAGTGATTTATTAACAATTTTGCGTTACAAGCATAAGAAAATTTTTATATATAAATAAAATCCTTACATTTGTGCTATGAAATTGGTTGAACAACATATAATCAAGCCAAGTTCTGTTTATTACAATGAACTTTATGATCTATTGCATAAGTGTAAAAACTTATACAACAAAGGACTATATGTCATTAGGCAATATTACTTTCAACACAAAGACGATAATACCGTAAAGTACAAATATCTCAACTACTATTCTCTCGAAAAGAAACTAAGAATAGAAAATGATGTTGACTATCGTGCCTTACCGGCATCAGTTGCCCAACAGGTGTTGATGATGGTTGATAGGAATTTTAAATCGTTCTTCAATCTTCTAAATAAGAAAAATAGAGGTGAGTACTCCGAATTTGTTAGAATACCTAAGTATCTTAACAAGGATGGTTTATATACTGCTGTTTTTACAACCACGGCTTTTTCTCAAAAATGGATAAAACAAGGCATTGTTAAGCTGCCAAAACAGTTTTCCTTTACAACAAGAACCAATAAACAAAATATTCAACAACTTAGATTCGTTCCTAAGAATGGGTATATTGTTCTTGAAATAGTTTACAATAAGAAGGAAAAAGATCTTATGCCCGATAATGGGAACTACCTTGGTATCGACATAGGATTAGATAATTTAGCCTCTTGTGTATCCAACAACGGTTCTTGTTTTATCATCAATGGTAGACCACTAAAGTCTATTAACCAGTATTATAATAAAAAATTAGCATTCTTAAAATCTAAATTAAAAGATAATAAACATACTTCAAAACAAATCAGGTCATTAACCAACAAAAGGAATAACAAGATCAAAGATTATCTTCACAAAGCGAGTAGGATATTGATTAATCACGTAGTTTCCAATGGTATTAATACGATCATAATCGGTCATAACAAATGCTGGAAACAAGAGATCAATATCGGAAAACGAAATAATCAGAACTTTGTTTCTATTCCTTTTAATGTGTTTATCTCAATGATATCTTATAAAGCGACATTAGAAGGTATTAATGTTAAGATTGTTGAAGAATTTTATACTTCAAAATGTAGCTTTTTAGATAATGAACGGATTTGCAAACATGAATCCTACGAAGGAAGAAGGATCAAACGAGGATTGTTTAAAACCTCGTTTGGTAAGATCATCAATGCTGACATTAATGGTGCTTTTAACATCATTAGAAAATCAGGAAAAGAATCCTTTGATGTAACGATGTTACCAAAAGGTAGAGGGTTTTGGTGGAACCCGGTACGGATTTCCGTATAAATATGTATCGCTTTGTACCAAAAGTGCAAAGCGATACATAGCCACCTTTGTCGTAATGTTAGTTTATGCTATTATTTAGTAATTAGTTTAGTTGTTGTCCCTGCTAGTACGTGATGTATAGGTAGGGACTTGTTTTGTATCTCTTTTGTTGTAACTTTGCCAGGAAACAAAACATTAAAAATTCATCAATATGAAGTTACAAAAGTCTGTTAGCAAGCCTTCTATTAGGTGTGAAGGTTGCAAATTTATAAACGAATGTCCCTATCTGGATAAATCGGAATGTTTTCAGTTCAACAGTGTGGAAATTACAAAATCAAATCTGGAGGATATAGATAATGAAGAAACAGAAAATTAATCAGGAACTAAAGTCGTTCCCCCAAATAGGGCAAAAAGATTTCCTCGAAATAATAGAGAACGCGCCGGAAGTGATTCAAACGGCATCTAAAGAGTTAAAGGATTCCTTTGTTGCCCTTGAAATGGCAGAAAGAGCTTTGTCGGAATCGTCCAAAAGGTTTTTTGTTTTTGAAGGTAGCCAAGGTGAAGAGTTTACGGCCGATCTTAAAAGTTATTCCGCAAAAGGTTTTGTTATCCGACATGGAGGAACGAAAACAGCAGCAGAAAAGGCACAACGGCAAAAGGAAATATATATAATGCCTCTCATAGAGGATATAAGGGCAAAGAAAGCTGTTTTCAATGACATTTATAGGAAAGAAATGCTTTCGTCTGTTACACCTGATATCCTTTCCTATATTGTGAAACTATTCGGGGAAATGAACGGCGTTGAAGATGTCCAGAAAATCCTAAAACAGGAAAAGAAAATCAACCTGACACAAAAGGAACTTCTATCTATCTTCGCAAGAAAAAAAGCAGAAATAGAAAGTAAGCGTGCAGTGTTTCTTGCTTCGTCCAATCAATACAAGGTCGCAACGGAAGCCGGAAGACTACAGATTATCAACTCCATTATCATAGACCTACAGGGAAGGTATCACAAGTACCTGGAAGAAGGCTTAGAGGACAAGGCATTGATATTTGAAAGAGAGATCAGAAACATGCTTGAACAAGCCAGGAAAGAAGTAAAGGGAAACGAACTAAAGCTGACTGTGGACGGAAAGATAGATATTACGGCCACATTGCATGGACAGGAAAACGTTTCACGTGTATTCCGTACACTTCCCATCAATTCGATTATAATAGGTCTTGTCGCTGCAAAATCCGGTCTTGATCCTACAGTATTAGTGCACCAACTTGCAACAAGTTATTATAAGGACTTCAACGGCTTTAATAAGATGATCCTCGGAAGAGAAAAAATTATGCTGCCAGGCGACCTTATTCGTGCTGCCAATTGGGACGAACTTGAACAGCAAAATCAAAAGTTCCTGGATGAAATGTCACCTTATGAAGTACAGGAGGCTACTTATTTGGATGATGAAGTGAAATTATCTGTGAAAGAACGCTTGAAAGCTCTTAAACTGAAATAGGGAATGACTATCAAAGACAGGAAAATAAACGTGTATCTAAACCGTGCAAAAAGGTTTAATGAGCTTTGTCCCAAAAACGGTTTCTATTGGGGAGGATTGCCCATTAAACCTATTACAGATAGAAATATAAAGTCCAAGCTAAAGGAAATGGAAGAGGACGAAATAGGAAGGAAATTGCAATGGCTGGAAAGAGGTATAAAACTTTTGGAAGGACAGAATGGGGAGAATGACGGAAGAAAGAGGTTGCTACCGGAACTTAAAAGGTATCTTGCAAGAATAGAAAAAGGAGGAAAGGTAAAAATAAGTCCCTCTGTAAAGGTTTTTCTTGTGAACACAGGACTAAGAGCAAGTCTGTCTCTTTTAAAAAGGGAAGGTCAAGAATGGATATTGTGTGACTATAGAGGAACAAGGATAAAAATGAAAATGCAAGAAACAACACTGCAAAAAGAAATCCTGTTTAGACTGAAAGCAAGGTTTGACCCTTCCATCCTCCCAAACAGGAAAACAGTTTTCAGAGCTTATGATTAAAGCATCCTATCCTAAAAACAACTCTCCATGTAGTTCAGGATATTTTGAATCTTTGGGGATTGTGATTACTTTTGTGGTGTCCTTTTGAAAAGGCAATGTTTCTTTTGGCTTTTCGATAGGAAAGATAAAAATTGGAATACTCTTCTTTTCGTTATACATACTTGAATATTTTATTTAAACAAAGAGAAAGGGAGCGGAGAACCAGCTTGATTGTTTGAGTTCAAAGCTCCCTTTTGTAATTAACGTAATTTACTAACAACGAGAATGTTAGATGCCTACTCTATTAAGGATTTTCGGCTTCCTCCTTTATTAAAACGAACTTTATTGATACGATAAATTAGGATAGTCTTTCTTTCTCACCTCCTTTCCGGTTAATAGGTTAATAACTCGAATTTATACTTTTGCACAATATACAGGAAAATCTTATTCAATTGTTATCCAGATTTCCTCATTAGTAGAAGAAAGTTTTTTGTACATCTTTTCAAATGCCTCTTTACTATTGGTAAGTTGCCCTTTGATAGTGTTGTACCCTACACCTATACAACCTTCTACATTGTCGGCTGTAGCGGCGCAATGCAATAAAATTCCAGAGAACGCTTTTACTCCTTCTAATCTGGGCACTCTGCCTTGACAAACATCCATATAGAATTGTTTTTTACTGAATTTAGGTGACACTACATTCATAAGAACTTTATAACGACCAGAAGGGATAGCTGTTTGTCCGTATATTTTTTTTGATTTTATCTCTTCTTCCGACATATCTTGGGACAATCCTCTGTCCGTATCTTCTATTGTATTGCAAATAAATTCGTCATCAATATAAAGACAGCCAATAGTGTATTTTTCTTTTTTCCAATTTCTTTTTACTTTTATTTCCATAACTAATTGATTTATAATATGTTAATTAAATATTCTATTGAAAATTTTTCAAAATCTTCTACACCAAACTCATCTTTTATCAAGGAATTGATGTAGTCTACATCTTCATATCTTTCTGCTGCAATCAGATTGTTTCTTAATCCCAATAGATAGTTAAGCCTTACAGAATCAATTCTGGAATTGATATAAAGCAAATGATTCTTCAAGTTCTTAACTCTAAGTAAAAGGATGATAGCAGCAACCAGTAGGAGTACTACTATAATTGAAAGTATTATTGTTACCAAATTCATATTATTCTCGTTTGTAAGCCATTTTCTCTAATTCAGTAATCTTCATATCGTCCGGTATTGTTTTGGATCGTTTGTAACGTCCTCTTTCAAGCCTTTCAATATATCCTGCCTTACAAAGATAGGAAATTGTTTTTCTAAGCGTGCCAGCAAAGAACAAAGTATGTTTTGCAAGGTCGTAAAACTCAAAAGGGCGATCTATTGAATTGATATGTCTAATAAGTTTTTGAAGCTCTGTTTCTTTCTTTCTGCTCATGTCTTGTTGTTTTTAAATTGTACTTGTGAAAAGTAGGGAAAGATTATTTTCCCAAACCATCTTTCCCTTGCGAATCATCTAACTTAAATTACTATGGAAAAACAAAACTGTTTTTTATTCTATCATATAACCGAATATACGCTTTATGACTTCTACTGTCCAGCCGTTACCCAGCATCTTGTATTGTTGAGTGTTGCTGCATTGCCATTTGTACCACTTAGGAATGGTTTGCAATCTTGCGCATTCAGTAGGAGTAAGTCTTCGTATGCAGAAATTATCTAACACAGCATGACTCCCACAACTCATGTTTACCAAAACCGCAGGAGATATTCCTTGTGGATCATATATCCTGTTCTGTTGTCTTGGTTGTTTCCCAAATTCATTTGTTTTGTTCAACTGGATTACTTTTCTTGAAGGAATACTTACCAAATCATATACGCCTTTTCCACCTACTCGTATGGTTTGGGATTTGTCAGAAGGATTTCTTATGTCTGCACCGAACCCGTTTTTCTTTTCTTTGTTTCTTTTCTTGTGAAGTTCGATCCCTTTAAGAGCCTTTTCAGAAAGAAAGAAGTGTTCATCCACTTCATCTTCCAATATATCTCTTAAAAACAATCCTTCATCTTTAGGTTGCGGAATGTTTCCGTCATTTATGTTTGTCCAATAAATCCTTCTTCTATTTTGAGCAGATACAAGAGATGAATTAATATGGATTCCTTGCGTTCCAATGGCTTTATTAAAAACAGACTCCCATTTCTTTCCCATTTCTACATTTTCCAATAGAAACAATATATTGGGGTTGTATTCTCTTATTTCTGTAAGTATTCTCATGTACTCCCAAAATAAATAGGATTGCCCTTCAAATTCAAAGCCTTGTTCTTTTAGTTCAATGTATTGATCGAGCGATAGGATTTCAATATTTTCTTTTGTACAAAGACCTTTTCTTGTCCCTGCAAATGAAAGATTGGTGCAAGGAGACCCCCCTATTAATAAATCAATGGGTTGTAAATCCAATACATTCACTTTCTTAACGTCACCTATTTGAATTGTATTGGGAAAATTGAGTTGTGTTTGTGCAATGGCAAATCTATCTATTTCAGAAGCATAATAAGTGCCAACGGAAATATTCAATTCCTTTAATGCTATTTGTCCGCATGACATTCCATCAAATAAACTAAGTACATTCATTTATTCGTCTGTTTTAAGATATTCTTCGATTTCCGTTAATGTAACAGCTTTAATTACCAACTCATCTCTTGTAGGAAGAAAATCGAAATACTTCTTTACAACCTCGATCGCTTCTACATCTGATGCGGATTGAACCATTAAAGAGACCTTTTGTATTCTGATTTTCCCTTTAGGTGTTTCTTCCGGGTAAAGAACATCAACCTTAAAGAATTTGCCAGCAGAATCATCTTCTATCACTGTATAAATGGATAGCTCCTTAATGGGTGATATTTTGATTTCTTCCTCTGTTTCTTTTGTCCCCCATTCTATGGACACTGCTTCCGCTTCCGTATAGGTGTAACCTCTAATAAGAAGATGTCTCTTTACCTGGATTCTTGGAGGTTTGAAACCATCCGGGTTATCCGTCCAATAATTTACAACTGATTCAAAATACATGTTATCACTGTTTAAATAACGATTGAACTACTATCCCTTTTGTGTAATCACATCCGTCACTTCCTTTAGGAAGAACAACGAAGTTTTGGGAAGGGTCGTCTGTTTTAAGATTAAAAATAATTTCCGGCAGTGGAAGGAAGTTTACTTTTTCTATAAAAAGAAAGTCTTTCGCTTGCTTACTATCTTCGGAAAAATCATAAGAAAAAAGCGGTATTCCTTCCGATTTTAGAACTGTGACCCAATCTCCCCACATATCCATTAAAAGAAGCCCGCTTGTGGCTCTAAAACTGTCGCCTGTGCTCAAAATACATTCCACAACATAGGAGTAGTCATATTTTATAGCTTCTGAAAGACTTCTTCCAAATCTATGCGAGTTTTTCAAAGAAACAGTCAGCGCGAGCTTTCCTTCTTCTTGAATCTGGTCGCATCTCATTGCTTGCTTTTCACTGTCTATAGCAATGAAAGTATTCCCTACGATCCCATCAACTATGTTCATCTTCCTCTGTTTTCTCCTTGCTGGGAATTAAAATTACCGAAGGAACACCATTGCACCCTTGATTGATAGGTATTTCATTCCATTTTCCACCTGTAATAGCTTTCACTTTTAGGAAAATATCCAAAGGAACGCTAAGTGTAAGCGGTTGAGGTTTGTAGGAATGGTCTCTTTCCCATTTTGCCACTTGAAGTTCTACGTTTGTCTTTATTGCTTCCATTGAAGGAAGGAAAGGAACAAGTTCTTCTATTTTGTCAGCCGAAAAAAGGGTTACTTTCCCATTCTCACGAGGTACAATGATGTACAGTTTAGTCTTCTTTTTCTTCATCTTCTTCGTCGTTATCAAATTTTTCACTCTTGTAAGAAAGGTAGTCTTCAAACATTGATTGAGCTGTAACGCACAATGCAATAAATATAATCACTGTGCAAATCCATCCACATATTCCCATAATCTAAAATTTAATTGTTGTTTTTGATGCTGCAAATGTAAGAATATATTATTACATAGCAAGGTGAAATGTGTAAACACTTGTTAAAAGTAACATTTCAACGCCATTCCACCTTGCATGTTTTGTTACTTATGGAGGTCAATATCCGCATTAATATGACAGTAAACCAGTTCTTCTTTTGCCCTTGTAATTGCCACAAATTTAAGACACTCTTCTGCGTACAACGCTTTAGGTGTTTTTGCATATTTGGACGGAAGTAGTTCTGGATTCAAAAAGAAAACACGGTTAGCTTCCAATCCTTTGCTCTTATGGATAGTGGATAGGATAATCCCTTTCTTGTCACCAGAGAAAATGTTCCTAACCCTTTCCTTTAAGGAAGAGAAATTTCCTTGATACGATTCGTATAGCAATTCCACAATCTTCACTTTTTCTTCCAAAGAAACATAAGACGGATGATTTTTCACAGAGGCAGGCGCAATACCTTTTTCTATAAGTTTTTGCTTTTTATCATCTAATAGAAGGTACATATCGTCAAGACTGGTTTGATTTTCCATCAGACGGCAAATGTTTTCCCCAAAATCACGCCCCATTATAGATGATTTCTTTCCTTCTCTAAGGAGTTGCAGGAAAGCTGCCACTAAGGGAAGGTTATTTCGGCACAAAACAAAATCTCCGCTGGTAGCTTCGTTTAGTTCACCTTTTCTGACAATACCTTCTTTTGCTTCTTCTGCACATTCTGTTCCAGGGAATACTTTATTAGCTTCTTCGACTATCCTTTTGCTGCATCTGTATGTGACAGAAAGAGGAAGTGTAATCGTGTTAGGGTTATTTTTTAAGGAATTAAACACATTCAAGTCGCTACCCATGAAGGAATAAATTATCTGTTTTTTATCTCCTACAGCAATGAATCTGCCTCTTGCCTTTATTAAATTTTGCATGATTTCTTTTTGTAATAGAAAGGTATCGTTCGCCTCATCAACCATCACAACATTGTATTTCGGAAAACTTTCCGGCTCTAAAAATGTGTAAGGAATCCAAAGCATATCCACAAAATCTATTTCAAAAGCAAGATTGTTGTTTATCCTTGTACAATCATTTCTCCATGCCTTTTCAATTTCAAGAAGGTCGGGAATCATTTCTTCTTCGTAATCCAGATCAAATTCTATCGTAATAGGAACAATGTTTTCTTCATTTATCTTGCAAAGAGACAGTCTCACTTGTTCCCATAATGTCTGGAGCGCAAAAAAATACTTCATTCTTTCTTTAAATTCCATCTTTTTGTATTGGAACAGCTTCGTGCAGAGTTTGAAACATTTGCTGTCATTCACTTTTGCTTTGAACCGGAAATTTTTCATCATTGTACGAAGTCCAAGCGCATGGAAAGTATAGCAATCGACATAATAAGGAAGTTTCTGTCTTAGTTCCTCCGCTATGCTCTTGTTGAATGCCATAAAAAGACATGACTTGTTTTCTGGCGTGCGATTACATAACTCTTTGAGCGTTCTGCTTTTGCCAGAACCGGCAGTTGCATCAATCACTATGTTTTTGTTGGTATTTTCGTAAGCATCAAAAATGTCCAACTGATATTTGCTCCATTTCATAACATCTTCTTTTCGTTTGCTTCCGCTATCATTTCAAATAATGAATCCATTCATAAGACTTTCTTACGCCCAAATATTCATCATCATATTCATTGTCATACGCTTCCCTCTCAAAAGAAATATTTCTGTAAGCCTCATGGGAATCTTTGTATTGAATTAATCTTACAATCCATTCTATCACATACCACAAATAGAAGAATACTATAAGCATCTCTTTCTGCTGCCTTAGATGAATGTTCTCGTGCATGATTGTTTTCATCCCTAAAGGCTCGTATTCTTTCCTTGCAAAAATGAATGGAAAGATCGTTATAGCTGCAAATCCCTTAAAGGGGATCAAGTTATTGTAAATGATTTTCTTTTTCATACTCTTTGAAATTTTTGTAATTAGCCATATAGTCTGCAATGAAATTGCCACATACAATAGGATCACTATAGTCTTTCTGATGGCTTCTTATCCATCTTACAGAAACGCGGAGTTTCCTGTGCAGCATCATTTCCGAAAATATAGCATCCCACAAATCCTGATTTTCTACATGAAGATTCTCCCTTGCCCAATCAAGGAACTTGTGACGAAACTGATTGGCAACATACTGGCTGTCAATATAGAAGGTTGCCTTTACATTCAGATTCTTTTTTATCGCTCGAAGTGCAAGAAGAATCGCTTCCGTTTCCCTTCTTCCTGTCGTAGTATAGGAACGTCCTTTGGTTATATGATATTCCTTGTCTTTCCATTTGATGTAAACGGCAGAACCTCCCAGTTTTTTGGGATGGTTAGCATTGCAACTTCCATCCGTCCAAACCTCAATGATCCGTGTTCCCTTTCGTTTATCGCTCATTCTTATACTTTTGAAGGATCATAAGACTGGTATCGTCCTGGAATCCTTTGTTTAACATGTCCGTAACATCTTTCTTTCCTTTCAGCATCTCCCACAAGTCTTGGTCGATCGTTTCCGGTGATAGCAGGTATTGGATCGTAACCGGATTTTCCTGCCCGCTTCTTTCCAATCTTCCTATAACTTGCACAAGGTCGCTCGGACGCGGTGGAAGTTCTAAGATAGCCATATTGGAACAAACCTTTTGAAGCCCGTCCACACCAGTACCAAGACAGCCTATATTTGCAAAAAGCACCCTACTTTCCTTTTGTGAGAAAAACTTTTGCAAAATTTCATCTCTTTTCTTTGTGGTAGTGCCCCCTGTAATAAGAAGCCCTTCCTTAAACTCTTCGGCTATCTTTGTAAGGATTGTGGATTGCGAAGCGAATACCAAAAGTTTTTCTTCTTCGTTTGCTTCCATCCACTCTTCCACCCATTTTTTTATAAACTTTTCTTTACCTTCTAAGGACAGTTGCTTTAATGTCGAGAGTTTTACAAGGAACTCTGCCCTTGCAGCTTTTTCAACCTTTTCTTCGTCCTTAAACTTATCTTCAATGAACTGCAAAAGATCACCCTTTGCCTTTTTATAGATTCTTTTATTTGTGATCTCGCATTCCACAACATTTTCCGAAATAGGAGGAAGCTCTTTCAAAGCATCCCTCTTGCTTACTTGAAAATAGCAACATTCTTCCAAAAGCCGGTTCAGTTCCTTTATATTGGATGCTCCCGAAATATCCAGACCAAAATTCGTTTCCTTCATGTTGCAGTACCTTTCGAAGAAATAGTGATGATACTGGTCGTCCGGTGCAATTTCCTTTATCCTTTCTATTAACATCAGGATATTTAGAAGCTCTGCCGGACGGTTCATGATAAGTGTTCCTGTAAGCCCTATTACAGAAGGAACTTTATGTATCAGCTTTTTGAAAGACTTGCTTCTGATGGACTTTCTGTTTTTGAGAAAATGAATTTCATCTGCTACCACAAGGGAGAATGATTTCTTTTTCATTCCATCCAATCTTATTTCAAGAGATGTTTTCCCGTTTTCTTTTGTGACTCTTTTCCCAAGTATGTCATAGTTTATCACTATCACGTCTGCTTCAAAATCTTCCGGTGGGGAAGATGTGGAAATGATAGATACCCGTCTGTTTGGGTTCGTTTCTTTCCACTCTCTTAACCAACCGGATTTTACAGAAGCCGGACAGACTACCATACAAGGAAAAAGATCAAGCATTTCAGCATAAAAAATAGTTGAAATTGTATTATGCGTAGGAATAAAATTATCACACAAGTACAAATTATTTTCATTTGAAACAGAGATACATTGCATTTCTTCCTCTCCTATATATTCTATCTCTTTGAAAAATCTTCTTGTAAGATATCTTCTTTCTTTTAAAGATGATCTTTCGATCTTTTGCTTGCAATTTTTAAAAATATTTAAATATTTAGGTGCTGAAATCGTTAATCTATAGCAGTCTCTATGTCTAACTTTCCCTATATATGATTTTTTGGTACGGATATTATAGCATTTACACCCTAAACTTGTCGCCAAAAATTTTACATCTTTTACAAGCTGCAAAGAGGTTACTTCAAAACTAACAGCACCATGTTTACCAACAGCACCGTCTGTATCCATTAATCCTCTTAAAATTTCGAGTCTTACCTGAGCATCATTTACAAGATAGTCTTCGGGGATAAACTTTTCGTAAGAATGCTTCCCATAAAGATTATATTTTTTAAGCGCATTTTTTATAGGGTTGCAATGATAAGTCGTCCCCGACAAACATACTTCTATTGCTTTTGACCTTTGCTTTTTGAATGATTTTTTCATCCCTTTTGGCAGCACCAATCCATTTATTATATCTATTTCAGGATTAGAAATGGATATAAAAGAGCCAGCAAAACATCCATCTCCTAAAAGAACTCCTAATGTGTAAGGATCGATCAAAACTTCTTTTGAATCAAATTCAATAGGTTTTTCTATGATAGGAAGAGCAAACCTCCAAAGTCCGTAACTTTTATGTTGTCCAGTTCCGTAAAATCCATTTTTAGGTAGCCTCCTTAGTCCCTTTTCTTTTATCTCTTTTAATGATAAAATTCTTTGCCCTCCTTTTTCAAGACAAACATTCCACAGATGATCTTCGCAACACTTTGTAAAAGACCCATCTGTAAAGGTTACTTTGTAGCATTTCTTTTTCCCTTGTGGGAAAATTCCTGTTACAGTTTGAATGCCACTATTAACACCCAAAATCTTATCACCGATTTTTAAATCACCCATTTTTTTAGCACCATTAGGTGTCCAAATAAGAGTATCGAGCGGTTGCGCTTTGCCTGTCCCCACTGAAGAGCCATTTATATGATTTCCGTGATTGACTGCGTAATATAGATAGTCCATTTGATAGCTTCTCGGCTTTTTTAAAAGAGGAAGATTGTCTATCAATAGTTCTATATCCTTTCGGGATAAAAGTTCCTTGTAAGGCTTTATTTCGGCTTTGCAACCGTCACGAACCATAGAAAGAGGATCAGCCTCTTCTATTTCGTTGTCGGAAATAAACTCTTTTAAAAGGAAATCTTTTGCCGGGTCGGATTTTATGTATATTTCCTTATTGGTAGCGTTACGTTTAAAGGATGAAATCAGTTTAAGGTTCTTGTAAACTGATTTTTCCAACGCACCAAAATACCAATAGTCCTTTTCTCTGTAATAATACATATCATTTCTTTCTGTTGTCTATAAATTCAAAATAATACTTTCCATTTCTACATTTGATTTTCTTGATAATGCAAAATCCTTTTATGTTTACCTTTCCGTCTCTTTCAAGTTTATCAAATATGATTTCAAAAAGTAGGGAAATAATCTTTTCTGCACATCGCATGGAGATGAAACTTCTGGAATTTGACCTTAATTCCATCTTATTTAATGCTTTAGTGAAATTAAAGGTTACTTCCCTGTAAATCTTACTCATAAAGTAATGTGTCAAGTTATCTATTCAAACTGATCATCATCGTTAGGATCGTAGGCTTCTTCATCTTCGAAGTCATTAATCCAATCTTCTATTTCTCTTTCCATCCCATCTTTATTTCAAACTCTTCCGGTGTTAAAATAGGAATGGAAAGCTCTTTTGCTTTCTTCACTTTTGAAGAAGAACTTTCTTTGTCTTTCGTTACAAGGATGGTCGTGTTCTTTGACACTCCTGAAACAACCTTGTGTCCTTCTTTGGATAATCTTTCTTCCCATTCTTTATTTCTGAATCCTGTAAAGCATACTGATTCGGGATTGTCCGCAAGAACAACATTGTTTTTTACATAAGAGATAGGGAAAGGTGAATCTTCAATGATATTAAAGAAAACTGCAAGTCCATTATTAAAAGAAGCGGCAGTAGTTTCAGCAACACCATCAATAGAAAGAAGCGTTTTGTTGGGTAATGTACCGTCATTAAACAAGACTTTTACATCTTCGTCCGACAAAGAATCAAAGATCATCTGACAAGTCTTTTCTCCTATCACACCACCGAACACATTATAGGCAGTAAGGATTTTTGCAAAGGGAACTCCATTGTCCGCATATTTATCGAATTGACCTCGCAACTTTTTGGACAATTTCACTCCTATTCCTCCAATTTGAGACAATTCCTTTTCGCTTGCATTCACAATCTTTTCTACACTATCAAGTCCTCCTTCGTAGAATTTTCTAACGGTGGCTTCTTGCATTTCTTCCGTTTCAAGCGTTGCAAAGAAATAAGCGATCTGTTTTATTTTCTTTTCTTTGCAATCAGGATTGATGCAAACAATATCTGTAAGCGTTTCGTCCCATTTTAACGGATTTCCGCAAGAAGGACAAATCATCATACCATCGCACATTTCACGAAAAAGTTCCACACTGTAACTGACCGTTTCCAAATGTTTAGGGATAACATCTCCGCTTCTTGATACGACAATATAAGCATTTGGTGAAATATGATTGTCCGTAATATATTTAGCGTTATATCCGGTGCATCGTGAAACAGTCGCTCCGTCAAATTCCACCGGACTGAATACAATTACAGGTTTTGCTTTGCCGTCTTTTGAAATGCTCCATTCGATTTTTTGAACTTTTGTCGTGTATCGTTCTTGCCAGTCGGGATTCTTATAAGCAATAGCGTAACGCGGATTCCCATTAGGCAACCGTCCTAATTCTTCTCGTTTTGTTTTGTTATCAACTTCGATTACAAGTCCATCACATTTAAAATTCTTGATTGATTCAAACAAATCGTTTAGATAGGTGAGGGCTGTTTTATTATCATCGAACACGCCGGCAGAAGTTACCCAATACTGTGTAGCGTAATTCCCATAATCGTTTCGAAGTTCTGCAAGCTGCATGGATTTATCTCTGTCAGAATCCATAATGCCATATCTCACATAAGCGGTATTCCCAAGAACTTGTGCATTGAAATCATCTGCATTGAATGCACCAGCAACAGCGTTTCTTGCACTCTTATACCCAAGAGGTTTTACGTTTTTAAGGAACATGCCGATAGGGATGATCGCTTCCCCGAAAGTAAAACACCCTTTCTTATTCATAGGATTTCCATGATTTACATAACGGTAATGATCCCGGCTATTCTGTCCTTCCGTGCCATCTCCCCTTGTCCAGCAATCATTTGTTGTTTCATCAACCAGCAAAGAAATACCATCATATTTAGGCGTAATAACCACACGGTCGTTAGACGACAATCCCCATACGTCCTTTGCCCATCTTACAATCTCGTCCACCGTCTTGACCTTTTCCAAAGAAAACATAGGATACGGTAACTTTCCCATCCTGTCACCCTTTTTATTTTCCTCAATGATAGGCTTTGTCAGGATTTCACTATCAGGATATTCCTTTTTCAACTGGTCGATCAAAAGATCATACTCCTTATCGCTCATAATAGGAGTGCCTTCTCTGTATTTCTGGTTGGCATCTATTATTTTGCCTTCCAATTCTTTTTGTTTCTTCGTCATGATTTTATTTGTCTAAGGATGAAAGAAATGCTCTGGTATTCTCTACAGAATCACACTTGTTTTCTTCTTTTTGCTTGCCTTTGATTTCTATCAAAATCTTATAGGCTTCCGGGAAGTTGTCTTGTAATTGCTTTTCTGTGTTGATATGGTCGAGAGCACAAGCAACTCTGTTTTTGGTTTCGTTTTTCAGCTTTTTAAGCTCATACGCTTTCTTGCTCCATTCCAAAATATCTTTTTCGAAATAGCGTTTTAAATCGTCCATGTATTCATTATAGAACATTTTGGGCATCCCTATTCCATCCAAAGGAATAGCCTTATAGATGGTTACATTCTTTGTTTTTAGAAGTTCGTTTGTCGGGATATTTTTGTAAAACAAAAGTGGTTGCATGGACGGATATCTGTCTACAATGGATTTCATTTCTGGCGGAAGAATATCATCCACTCTATCTTGCAATTGTGCTCCAATTGTCGCCAAATAATCACTCAATTTCTTTTCTACTTTTTGGACAAATTGATCTCTAATCATTTCTTTGTCCGCTACTAATAGTTTAGCCATAATCTCAATTTCTTTTCGTTATTTTTAGTAATATGAATAATGCAATCAAAATTGTAAAAGCACCTATCCCCATCCCTCCCAAAAAAGAAAGTAATCTGTTGGGAGATGTCTTTACCTCTTCTTTCAAGTTTCCGTTTTCTTCACTTATCTTGGACAGTCTTTCTTTGAGGCTTTTTACAACCAATTCCAGACTATCGCAAGAAGCTGTTACAATAATGGTGTCACCTACTTTCTGAACAATCACATTTGCTTGTCCCTTGCTTGTTTCCCTCTTTTCCCCATCTTCCATTTTCGAAGGGTTGACTACCATATTGACGATAGAGTGGGGAACTTTTACAAGGCTGTCCGTCATTTCTCTTTCCCAGACCAAAGAGTCCTTTAAGGTAAAAGTGTAATCCATCTTTGAGGAAACACGGCTTTTGCAACCTCCCAGTCCTATGGAAAGACAAATAGAAAGACAGGTGATTAACAATACATTCTTTTTCATTTGTCCTTTAAAATTGCTGTTTTCAAAAACCCTGTGATACCCATTCGGATAGATTTCAACTTTCCGCTTTTCAGAATGTCTATCTCTATACTTCGGTAATCTCTTCCTACGCGAACAGACCTCACTTCCGCTTCTTCACCGGTAGGAAGAACAAGCATCTTTCCTACTGCTTTATCAAGAATACAATCATTTGCTGAGTTCATGAGGCTTCAATACATTTCTGTAAGTTATAAAGTTATCGTGTCCAAACGCTACAGACACAAAATCACTTTCTTCGATAAATTTCTCTACAGTAGCTTCCGAGTAATTAGTAAGGTTCACTTTGTTTACAGTATTTGTAATGTCGTAACCCTCCGCTTCATTCATAAAAAAGTCTCTTGTTTTTCCTTTGAAGTTAGTAAGAGATATACATCTTTCCATTTCTCCTTTTGAGTTGACAAGCACGAGAGTGTTCCTTTTTGTCACCCTATAGATGTATTTCACATTTTCATACAATAAATTTTCCATACCTCATAATTTTACGTTCAACATGTTTCTGATTGCTTTTTCCTTGTAGTGACGTATCTTGTCTTCGCTGTTGTCCTTTTTAGAAAGTGCCTTAGACCTTTCCTTCAACACCTTTTTCTTGTCAGAATCAGACATCATTTTAAACTCGCCTATTGAAAGATTAGGCATTTCTGTGCTCTTTTCTTCCTCATAAGACATTTGCTTTCCGCATTCAGGACAAACTGGAATGTTCATAGGAACAAGTTTTCCGTCACGAAACACATACTTAGGATTAGCAATTGGTGACCTTACTCCTTTTCGGGAGCAATTATCGTTCTCGCAAAAAATTCTTATCATGTTGTAAATCTTTGATTTTATCTTTCAAAATACGAAGGGATTCTTCCACAGATTCAATGCTGTTAATGTCTTTCACACTCTTTTTCAAGTAGCTCAAATCGTGTTCAATCCCTTCAATCCTATCAAGGAAGGAAAGTACAAAAATGTTAAAATACTTCTGATTAGCCATTGTTTTATAGTTTTTGTTTGTTACTTTTTGATGTGGCAAATGTAATAGTTTATTCTTACATGTCAAAATATATTCTTACATTTTCTCACTTTCCTTCTATTGGTTGTTTAGAGAAGGCATTTCCTTCTTGCATATTCCGCTATCAAAATTCCGTCTCTATCGGGGTGTTTGTTCTTGATTTCCGGGAATAACCTTTTGCCTATGTCAAGAGATGCCTTTTTCAATTCTTTAGTACCTACAACTCCTTTAGGTAGCATTTCCTTTTGCCACTCTTTAGAGTCTATGAACATATAAGGAACATCATAAAGCTCCAATACGGTAAGTTCCGCTTCCAAAGCACGCATAGCAGAACATGTAGCATCAAATCTTGCCGGGTTCTTCATGGGACGTTCCAAGACGGCTACACACAGACCATATCCCTTTAGAGTATGAATTACTTCGGCAAGTGCCGTTACGTTCACCCTTGACACATTCTTCTTTGCTTTTGTGTAATCCTGCCCGAATGTGATAGGTGTTTCCATGAACTCATAATAGGTCAGTTCTTTCCCTACTATGCCTATAGAACCGGTCACACCATTATCTATCCCTATATAAAACTTCGATTCTGTTTTCTTGTTCATTGTTCAATACGGCTTATGCCGTTCTCCTTTACTATTTTAAGCGTTTTGCATGAAGCGTTTTCATTCGAAATATGAGTTGTAACAAGTATAGGAAACTGAATGAACTCCAATGCTTCTATCACGTCATATAGGCTTTCTTTCGATAGTCCTTCTGTGATTTCATCAATGGATAGGAATTGCAATCCTCCCCATTTGTTCGTCTCGTTTATCATTCCTTGTATGGCTATAATCAAAGCGATTTCCACCCTTGCGCGTTCTCCACCACTATAATACCAGAAATTTTCCGGTTCGTCCCTAACAACATAAGGCGTTATCTCTTCTTTTATGTCTCCGTCTGCTTTCGTCTTAAATCCTTCTATGACAATTCTAAGATCGCTGTTTTCTGCTTTCAGAATATTGTTTGCCCGAAGCTGGATATTCTTTAACTGTTCTATCGCAAGATACATCTTGAATGATTTGAATCTTCCTATCCACTCTTTCTTGCGAAACATTTCGTTTTCCAATTCCGTCATTTCCTTGTCATACCCTGCGATAGCAAGCATCATTTCTTCTATTTGCTTTTCCTGTGAAGAAGTATCAATAGAAGAAGGCGTTTCCTTTTCGATTTCCTTTATCTGTTTTTCCAGACGTTTTACATCTTCTTTTCCGGCAGCTATGTTTTCTAAAAGCCCTTTGTTTCGCTTTTCAAGAATGGAAATATTGGACTTTTGAGATTCTATTTCACTTGTGATCTTATAGACAGCAGATGAAATTTCTTTTCCTGCTTCCCGGATTTTGTCAAGTTCATCCTCCTGTTCGTTTTTCACTTGAATGAAAGAAGAAATAAGGTCTTCGTATTCCTTTAGGGATTCATCCAAAGATGTTATTTCCCCGACAACTTCCTTTTCCTGTTTCCCTATTTTCTCTTTTTTCTTCTCTTCCTTTTCAAGCGTAGTGTCTTGAAGTGTCAAGAACTTATGCTTGCATTTAGGACACGTAATCGTCCCAGAAAGGTTTACAAGAACTTTCCGAAGAGACACTTTCAGTTCGTCATGGATTTTCAAAAGCTCTTCTTTTGTTTCCAAAATCTCATTCTGATCTTCTTTGGCTTTTCCAAGTTCTTTTTTGACGGATTCAATCACATCTTCTATTTCCTTAGTAGAAGGAAGTTTCTTTTTCTTTTCTTCGGCTTCGCGAAGTTCTTCTTCCAAGACTTCAAGTGTTTTCTTTGCTTTATCAATATTTTTCTTGTTATAGTCAATATTGTATTTGGCAGAATCAATATCTTCTTTTAAAGACTTGATTTTACTTTCCATCCTTTCGATCCTTTCCTTTCGATCCGCTTCGAAGTCGAAATTAACAGCATCTTCTATCATTTGCTGCAATGCTTCTACACTCCCTTCCGCACGATCTCTTTTGCTTTGGGTAACTGATTTCTTAGATGAAATTTCGTCCAGTTCCTTTTGTATAATATCCTTACTGCCATCCAAGAAGTCATAATTGATAAAACGACTTATGAGAGCCAATTTGTCCGTATTGGAACTTTTAAAGAACGACTTGTAGTATTCCTTGCAGATAAGAAAATAACTTTTCAAATCTTCCGGTGAAATACCCATCCATGAAAGGATATAGTTGTTGCCGTCTTTTACAGTAGCAAGACTGACTGGCTCACCATTCATAGACACATTAAGTTTACTGCTTCCTTTTAAGGGTAAAATGCGCTCAATATGGAGAGTTTCTTTCCTTATGGGACATTCTATATCAAGTAATACTTTCGCTTCCTTCTCACCGTTTCTAATCAGTTTCTTGTCAATACTGCTCCGATAATTGTTACCTGTTATGGCAAAATAAACTGCCTGTTGCATAGAAGAATTGTGAGTAGGTGTGTAGTTGTTCGTGATAAACATTCCGTCCTCTCCCGAAACGGTAATACATTGTTGCTCTTCCGCACCCATACAGGTAAAAGAAACCATCTTTTTAGACGATCTGCCGAAACACCCAGGAACTTCAAAAAACACTTCTTCATCTTTGCTTCTTTCCATGATTTTGCCAAGCGAAATTACAGACCATTCTTCGCTTTGGTTTGTTCGTACTTTCCATAAATGCTCTTTATTGCATTTTACTTCCGTACCGTCAGAAAAAGTAATCTTGTATGCAATATCTGTATCATGAAACGGAATCGCTCTCACCACCTGATAAGCACCGGAAGGATGAAGGATAATGTCTCCTACTTTGATATTCCTCATTTTTACAAACCCATTAGGGGTAAGAATATCGGAATCCATCGTCAACGCTTTACCGCTACCGTTACTGCCTTGATTGTCGTCTGTTTTATTCAATCCCACAAGTGCGGTTACTCCATCTTGGAATGTGTATTCAAAATGCTCGAATGACACAAAATTTGTTGCTTCAATCTTGACCGGCTTCATCTTCCACCTCCTTGTTTTCAAATGTTACTTCTTTCTTTCTGAACTCTGAAAGGACATCTTTTTTAATCTTGTCAAAAAGTTCCGTTTCTTTGATCAGCTTCTTCCTTGCAGCAGGAAAGCCGAATCCTATCTTTTCTTCCCCGTAATAGATATACGTTCCTTTCTTTGTAAGTACACCTAAGTCCAATCCCATGTTAAGCATTTCCATCACCTTGTCAATGCCTACACCGAAACGGATAACAATATTGCAAGTTTTCATAGGCGGAGCAACTTTGTTTTTCCTGCATGTGATCTTCACTTTGTTTGCAACGGACACTTCACCTTCCTTATCAGAACCTACACGGGCAAGTTCAACTCTTTGACTTGCATAAAAAGGTATTGCAAATCCTCCCGGCGTAGTAGTGGCATTGCCATATCCGCCTATATTCGATCTTATCTGATTGATGCAGAATAGAATGCACCCTGTTTGCTTGCAGATGTTTTTCAAGATATTTACCTGTGAGCTTAAAAGCCTTGCTGTAAGTCCTATGTGAGCATCTCCGGCTTCCCCGTTCAAAAGAGCGGTCGGGACAAGTCCTGCAATGGAATCAATCACAACAAGTCCAATAGAAGGTTCATTGCACATTTCCTTTGCTATTTCTAACGTTTCCTCTGCTGTGGAAGGTTGAGAAAGGATAAACTTGTCAGGAGAAAGGTCTACGCCAATAGCTCCCATGTATTTCGGATCAACTGCATTTTCTGTATCAAGATACCCTACCGCCATTCCTTGTTTTTGGATTTCGGTAGCAAGATGGAAAGCTATGCTTGTCTTACCGGAAGAAAAGCCTCCGTAAGCTTCCACAATACGTCCTTTTGCCCATCCTCCACCAAGTATTTCATCCAGCAGGAAAGAACCTGAATGCACGAACTCTATATCTTGTTTCTTTCCCGCTATGGCTTCCTTTCCAAACCTACTTTCAATCCGGCTTATAAGATCACCGAGACGGTTCGGTTTCTTTTCTTCTTTAGGTTGCTGCACTTCCCCAGTTACCGCTTCTTCCGTTTTTTTAGTTTCCTTTTTCTTCGCCATACATCAACTTGTCTAAAATTTCTTTTCCTTCTTTTTCGTCATATTCGTTTTCCTTACAAAAAGCAGAAAACCTTTCTTCTATGTCCCTTTTGTCAAGTGCCTTTACTTCTGTCAACATAGAATGTTTTTCTTCCACTTCCTTAAACTTTTTCTTGATATCTATGCCTTCTTTTGTAAAGGCATCCTTATCAAAGGCATCAAGTGAAGATTGTTCTCCCCAGATTTCCACCCTTACACGGGCAGTAGGGTTCTCCTTTTTGAATTTCTTGATAAGTGACACCGCCTGTTTGTGGGGAGTTTCCCCCAAATCAATTTCCAGTTTCTTAAATACTTGTCCTTTTGTAGAAGAAACAAGATCTACATTCAAATCCGAATCCAAAAGCCAGAAACCCTTCTTTTCATCTTCCCCGAAGTTGTTTTGTTGGACACTTCCTAAATGATAGATATTCTCTCCTACCCGTTGATAGTTATGATAGTGCCCCAAGTACACTTTTTTGAACATCTGGAACATGGAAGGTTTTAAAAGGTTGGACACTTCCGATCCGTCCATGTTCTTGCTTCCTGTGACCGCAAAATGTCCAAAGAGGATATTCTTCTTTCTTTTGTCCCCTATTTCTTCCAGTTCATCCAAAAGAATATCATCTGTAAAAAACGGAAGAAAAAAACAATACACACCTTCTACTTGCATTCCGTCCAGTTCTTCTACCAAAGTAAAAGAAGGGTGGTATTTAAAAGGAGTAAGAAACGATTTCTTGCTTGTGTAGGATGTTTTATCGTGATTGCCGGGAATGCAGATCACATGGTGCTCACGTTTATCGTATTCTTCCAGGACATCATTCAATGTGGAAAGGCACACTTCTCTTTGTGATACCCTGTTATCAAAAACATCACCCAACCATATATGGGTTTGTATCTTTTTCTTTTCTGCCAAGTCAAGTTCTTCCAAAAGAATATCTTTTATAATAGTAGCATTATCGGCAGTAAGATGATGATCCGTTGAAATTATAGCTAAATATTTGCTGCTCATGATCGAAATTGTTGGGAAAAAGGGGGGGGGAACACAAAATTCTCCATCCCCTTTCTGATTAATATATTAGGAAAACGAAAAGAAAATTATTTCTTTTTCATCTTAGCTTTCAAAGCCTGCAAACGCTTTTTGGCTTCCAATAACTTTTCATCATTGTCCGTCTGTTCTTCGTCAATAGGAGATTCCTCTTCCTCCCCTGCGGGATGTTCATCTTCCCCATCTTCCTTTTCCGGTTCGTCTTTTGCCCGATCATCGTCATATTCAGTTTCATGTTCCTGTTCTGTATCCTCTTCTTCGCCTTCCGGGAAAGGCAACGCTTCTCCCTTTTGTGCCAGATCGTACCATTCACGAAGTTCTGTGATTGTAAGATCGGATGGAATTTCCATGCCAGGATATTCTTCATCAATATATTGCGACAAAAAGGCTTTCATCTTAGAAAGCGGAGGATAGGAAGCGACTTTTGCTGCCTTTTCCGAAGCTGGAGCTTTTACAACCTGTTTCTTTGCTACAGTTTTCTTTTTGGGTTTTTCTTCTTCATCTTCGTCCTCGTTAAATGGGGTTTTCTTATCTTCCTCTGGCTGACTGTCGTCTGGAAGCATTGCTGCCATTTCTTCAATTTCATTCAAGAACTCATCGTCGGAAAAGATATCATAATTGTTTTCTTCATCGAAGCGTTTCAATCCATCCAAAGCCATTTCAAAATCCTTTGTTCTGTAAGAATCTTTGTAAATCTCTTCAAGCGAAGGAACTTCATTCAAGAAATACTCCATGTCTTCGTCCGGGATAGCAGTTTCTTCAAAAAATTCATCCCATGACTGACCTTTCTTCGGTATGCCGGCAGATAAAGAATAAGTCTTTTTGCCTTTATCATCTTCCCCCATCGTGATTACAAGAGGATAAGCACCTTCCATCTGTGAAAAGATATCAAATGAAACCGTATCATCATCAGATTGTTCTACAGAAATTTCCTTTATACGGTTCATCCATGTTCCATAAAGCTGCAAACGGGCAAAATCTTTATTCCCTTGATACACATAGCAAACATAAGCCAGCGTAGGATTGATACCCCATACAAACTTGTTGCCTTTCTTGTAACCCATGATAGGATTGAGGTACTTACGTCTTTCCGTATCATCTTGATATTCTTCGGATGCTTTCTTTCTCACATAGTCGCAATAAAGGACGATAGGGTCTTTCCCTTTAAGAAGGTTGCGTCCATGTACGTCCGCGCAAAAAATGTTCTTGTCTTTTACTTCCTTTCCTGTTACATTACCGTTCTCGTCATAAGTAGGAACTTCCACGCGAAGCTTTGACATTTTGCAAGCGACATAGGCTTTACCCATTGAAGGAGCTACACGGAATGTATTCTTTCCTTTTTGGACGGTAGCAAATCCGGTATAAGATTTACCACCCTTTCGCATTGTCTTTTCTGCCTGTTTTACTTCTGAATCCAAATCTTCTACAGACTGTTTTTTGAACTTCGATCTGTCAAATTTCATAACTATAATGTTTTAAAATGTTGATAATTAAATTATTTTGATTCTTTCACTTGCTTTATAAACTCTGAAATAATCTCTTTTTGCTTACTCTCAAATTCTTTTACAAATTCTTCGAATGTAGCAACCTCCCCTTCTTTTGAAAGAATTTCAAAATAGGGGACTTTTCCCGCCACTTGCTTTAAATCTAATCCATAAGCCTCTGCTGTTTCATATTGCTTTCCAGTTTCTTTTGCTGTTCTTTTACGGTACAAATCCCATAAATGTGGTGCATTCGTACTCTGTTCGATAAAATAATTTTCTGTCAATTTAATTCTCATACCTTACTTTTCTTTTTTGATTATGAATGTATTTATTTCTCCTTCCACTAAATTATCCAGAAACTCTTCCGGCGTAACTTTTGGAACTAAATTGTTCAATTTTCGGTCTTTCGACTGCAACGCCCAATAGAGACTATCTATTTCCGCCAAATGCTTTTTCTTCTTGACAAGTGTCTTTTGCATTGCATTAAGCTCTGGATTGATAGTAAGAATATCTTCTAAAGAACTTTCTGTAAGTTTCACAAGTCCTATATCTTCCACTTTGACCTTTCCGGCATTCACAATAGATTCCCGTCTTATCTCTGTAGAAAGCTGTGCTTTATGTACAGAAAATTCCAACTTTGCTGCTTCATATTCAGATTCAGCCTGCGCACGAAGAAGTCCTACTTTGTTCAATAAGACTGAACTTGTAGCTATCTCCCCGTACAGATTGGAATGGTCTATAGAAGTTACAGCATCCATATCCAGTTCATTTTTAAGGTCGTTTGAAATCAAGACTATAGCCTTGTCACCAAAACATCTCGTAAGTTTCATATTATCACACTCCCAATTTTACAAATTGACTGTTTCCATTTGCTTGTATCACATATTCCTCTTTAAACCTATCAAAAGAAACCTTTCCAGTAAGTAGTAAGATGTTCTTCTTGCAACTTTGGATATATTCTTCTTTGTCCATATAGTCGGCAGGGAATATCACCACACGAAGGAATTTGTAGTTGTTTTCAAGTAGAAGGCTGGCAAATGCTCCTGTTTTTGATTCCTTTTCTTCCACTTCCAACACATACCCTCCCACCATTGCCATTTTATAGATAGAACCATCATAGTTCTGCAAATCGTCCGCATCGTAATATTCCGCAGTCTTTGCTTTCGGACGAAGATATTCCTCTGCCAATTTCTTGTAATCAAAGAAAGCGAAACCAGACTTGTTTTTCTGTTGCAAAAGCCACCACCAGTCCTTGCCTATCTTGTTTTTGTTGAAAGCAACACTGTATTCGTCCTTTTCATTATCTATCTTGATACGGTTCTTTTCTCGGTATTTCCCAAGCATATATTCCCTTGCAGAGAAGATATTGGAAAACTCTCTCGTTTCGTCCATTTCGTCAAAAGCACCTGAATAAATAAGGTTTTCAACAGTGGACTTATTAACAGAAGAACCTTTAAAGGAATGACGGTCTACAAACTCTTCCAAAGAAAAATACTCTCCATTTCTTTCTCGTTCCTCAATGATCTGTTGTTGTGCCTTTTCTCCGACTTGTTGGGTGGCGTTAAGTGCCCAGTAAACACTGTTGCTCTTTTTGTCGCCTACGATACCAACATCAGATTTGTTGATATTAACGGGCTTGATTTCGATCCCTTCCGTTTGATTCATCTCATTAATATAACGGGGAAAATCATCTTTACTTGCACGAGACAAGGCAACTGACCAAAACTCCAACGGATAATGTACTTTCAGCCACAAAGAATTGTAAGCATTGATAGCGTAAGCAGCAGCGTGACTATTACAAGTAATAACGCCTTGTTCCGTACAAAAATTATGGTTTGGATCGTCCACTTCAACATCATATACATTTTCTATCTTATCAGGCTCAATACTAACAATTCTCATTAGTTTAGAAGGATAGCCTTTCTCCCCTCGTTTCATCCTATTAAATTCTCGATAATGAATTTTCTTATGACAAGAAGCACAAATAGAGATAAGGTTTTCATTTTCATTATTACGTCTATTCCCATCAACATGATGTATCTCTAATCGACATTCTTTCCCACAAATTTTACAAATACCAAACCCTCCGTTTTGCTCTCTAAAAGATTCAAATTTAGCAGATTCTCCATTTGTCTTTACAAAGCCTATGTGTCCTTTTTTTGAATTAAGGCATTCAGGATAACCCTTACTCCAATTTTTGCCTCTAAAATCAGTAAAATTATATCTTTGACTATCCGTTTTTTCATACGGCAATTGAACAAACAAGCTATCTTCCCCTACTATTAAATCTTTACACATCATTTTTCCTCTTTGAGTAGGAAATTTGTGATTATCGGTAACAGAAATATATCGGCCGTCTTCTAAAGTAATTTTATAAGTTTGTTTTACGCCAGCAAATCGAATATCTTTAATCTTACGTGTTCTAATTCTACCATCTTCACACATAGTAAGACATTCTCCATACCCCAATCTCATATATTTACTTCTAAGTGGTAACCAATTATTTGCTTTCGCAAATTCAATATCGTTTCGGATCGAATACATTTCTTCAATGGTTGGTTGTCTTTTACTTTTAGAGCAAGCGTTCCTTAAAAACTTGCAACTACCTGAAATACAGCGATTGAACGAATACTTAGCAAATTCTTCCATCTGATCCCAAAGATGTTCTGCGCTCTCTTTAGTTGCACCTTTGCTTCCGAATTTGTTCACATACCCTTCTATGAACTTTGCCTTCAACGGAAGAAGAACATCTAACTTTTTCTTCCCCAATGCCTTGCGTACTTTATCACACGTAACTAAGTCAAAGCCAGCAAGTTGATTGCAAATATTCATGATCTGTTCCTGTGTGACAAGAAGCCCGTAAGTATCTTTCAGTATTTCTTCTGTGCCAATAGGATATTCAGGCTCTTTCTCGCCATTTTTCAATGCAATATAATCCATGTGAAAACCGTTTTCCATTGGCCCAGGACGAAACAAGGAGAGTGCAGCAATTACATCATCCATATTTTTAGGCTTCATTTTCTGCGTGTAAGAAGAAAGTCCCTTTGCAGAGAATTGGAATATGTCGCTAAGCCAACCGTTTGCAAAATAGCGGTACACTTCTGGATCATTATATTCTATATCTGCATAGAGATTGATTCTCTTTCCAGTATTCTTTTCTATCAATACAAGAATATCGGTAAATTTATCAAGCTGTTCAATCCCCAGAATATCTTCTTTCAAAAAACCTGCCTCATCCATTTCTCCACCTTCCCATTCACTAACGACAAGATTGTCCACTTTTCTTACAGGACACCACTCATACATTGTCTTTTCCTTTGGGAAAATCATCATGGCACAAGCATGAATGGAAGCTGCCTTTTGTTGCCCAAGAAGAAGGAAAACGACATTCATCATTTCGGGATATTTGTTCACGAATTGTGCTATTTCTTCCTTTCTACAGGCAAGTCTTAGAAAATCTTCTTCCGTCTTCACATCTTCTATCATTTTGGAAATTCTTCTAAGCGTAGGAATGGAAGCTCCATAAATCTTTCCTACGTCATTTATAGCTTGTTTTATCTGCAAGGTAGTGTATGTACCTACAGAACAAACCTGTGTTTCTCCAAAACGTTCTTCCATATATCGTTTTACTAATGGCCTTTTCTCTCCTGGAACGTCTGTATCCACATCAGGAAGTGACACTTTGACACGTCCTTTGTTCAAAAATCTTTCAAAAAGTAAGTTAAACTTTAAGGCATTTGTATTTACAACACCAAAAAGGTAAGAAATCAAACAACCTGCTGACGAACCTCTTCCTCCACCTAATAAAATATCGTTCCCCTTACACCAATTGACGATATCACGTAAGATCAGAAAATAATCCACTACATCTCCAAATTTGATCGTATCGGATTCCCTTTCAATCCGTTCTACCAGTACATCTTCCGAATAATCTTCTAAAAGTTCCGGCTTATTCTCCAGGCCTTCATAAATAAGGGAATCAAACATATCTTCGTTGGATTCATACTTTTCTTTTTCCTCTTTCGTCATTTCGTAACGAGGAAGATGCCTGCTGTCAGTAGGAATTTCAAAGTTGCAACTTTCTGCAATCATATCCATGTTTTTTCGTGCCTTTAAATAAAAGGCTTCCCCTACAGACTGATCCCCAAAAAGAGAAAGAAGCTCTTCCATATAGGTCACCTCATCCTTGAAATACTGATTGTAGGATTTATGGTTGACCTTCTTTCCTATCTTATTTACAGTTTCCCTTAAAATGTAATATTCCGGTTCGATATAGAAGGCATCGCAAAGTGCTACAGGTTTCATTTTCGACTTGTAAAAGGCTTCAAAGTTTGTAAGATATTCTGTATCTCTGTTGAACTTTGCATATTCCACTGTATCGGCTTGCCAAAATACGTTATGCTTGTTTCTTAAAAGAATAGGAACATCAGTATAATCAATTGTTTTTGGATCAAAAACAATAAACACATCCTCCGTATGTTCCGATATGTCTTTAGGAGTTATGAATTTCCCGGAAGAATCGCAATTGATAACTTTGTTCAATGCAAGAAGATGCTGCCACCCCTTTTCATTTTGAGCATAGATTTTGTAGGTAAATGAAATGTCTTTTTTTTCATCTTTTACAGGAACTTCCAGCCCAAACACAGGGATAATTCCTACGGATTTGCAAGCATTCTGAAATTTCAATGCCCCTGCAAGTGTCCCTTTTTCCACTATACCAAGACGTTCGATCCCTAAGAATTTGGCTTTCTTTACCCAATCGGAGTATAGACTTGTTCCATTCAGAAGTTCAAATGAACCATGTACACCCAAGAAATTGGAAGAAAGGCCTGCCACTTCGCTTTGCCCTCTCCATTTTACACGATTCAACTTAGGGTCACGTTCCTGTCCTTTCTCTATAGTGTACCATACGCCACCAAAACGAAAGACATATCCATCGTATTCGGTAGCTTCATTATCCCACCGAAAATCTTCATCAAAGAAATACCCATCGTCATTTGAAGAAAAAAGCTCATATGTCTTTCCATCAAATGACACAGTATAGTTTTCCCTGTCAGAAGTGTATTGTATTGTATTGGAAGAAAGATATTCTTCCAACTCATTAAATAAAGTCTCCATATTGTCTTCTTTTCGTTTTCTATCGGCAAATATACAACTATTGCATACAATAATTGAAGTTTTGCCGATTTTAACAATGAATTTAACGTAAATTCATTCTTGTAGAAAGTACACCTTTTATAAACCTTACCCTATTAAAAGGAGTGTCGTTTGGTATAACTTCGTAGGGCAATCTCTTGTCTATTAAGAATCTCCTTATCTCACTGTCCCATTTTCTTCTCCTGTTTTCGTCACTCAATCTTTCTCCATCACTTTCAACATTCCAATAGATAGGAAAATAAAAGATAACGGGAAGATAGTATTCATTAAGACTTATCAAGTCTGACTGCCGTCTTAATTCATTATCTAACGAAATCGAATAGGGGAGTGTCCTTGTGAATGTATGAACATCAATAACGCTTCTATCGGAAATATAGTTTTCACCGTGCAGCACTTCAAGATACTTGTCGAATATCGCCCTTTGACTGGGGACAGAATTAAAGGAAGGGTCTATTCCCCCTTCCTTTACAAGTTGTCTTGATATGCTGCCTATTTTGGCGAATCTGGCAAACGACCTATCCTTTTCGATAAGATCAAAAACAGATGTCTTTCCAACGCAAGAAGCTCCTAAAAAAGTAACAGCACGTACCATAATCGTTACCGGTTGTCACCGTCCCCATGTATTTTATTCTCGGCTTTTCTTTTAGCCAACTTTTCCACATTCCCCTTTGCAATAGACATTAAAGAATAGTCACCTTTATCTCCTTCAATGTAAACGGCAAGGTTCTGCAAGCCTTGTAAAATTTGTTCCAAAGCCTTGTGACACGCCTCTTTTCTTTTTTCCGGGAATCCAGCTTTGTAATCATCATCCCGGAAGAATTTCTTTACATGTCCGTTGATAATGCCTACTTGTTGTAGCAAATAAGAAGGACTTAAACGATAAACATCCTCGTCATTCAGTTTTAAAATGATTTCGGGAAATTCCAATTCCGGCAAATCAAGTTCCTGTCTTATCATGGCAACATACCAAAGGACATCTCCTATTTCCTTTATAATTTCCTTTGCTTCGGCTGCGCAATCTACTTTCTCGTAAACTTCTGCCAGTTCATTGGTAAGACCCATTATCACATACGGAATAGCTACCTCTTTTGCATAACACGCTGTTGAAGCCGCGTGCGCTTCATACTCTTTAAAATTCATAGTTCGAAATAATTTATTGATTTATAATAATTTACCATCAAAACACATCACAAGTTTCTGTATCTTGATTTCTGAATATTTTACATTTTTCTTCTTTTTGCCTATCTGAATGCAAACCGTCTGATCCTTCATATTATTTCCTAATATAGGACATTCCTCTCCTTCATAGATCACTACCTGACCTTTTTTAAGCAAATGAACAACATCCCAATACCACTGTGAAGCACGCTTTTTATTATCATTACTATACTGAAAATTGGGAAGTCCGAAAGGATTCAAGAACTCGCTCTCATAAAAGTTCAAAAACTCTTCCGTTGACATAAAAATAGAAGATTTGAAGTGACGTTTGGAAAGAAGCTCTATCCTTTCCTTTTTGAACTCTGCTATATCAGAAGCCATCTTGACAAATTCCGGACGATCAAAAATAAGGCTTCTTACTTTGTTTGTAAGGTATTCCAGTTGAAGTACCTTCAAATATTCGTCTACCGACAATTCTCTGCTTTTTTCCATGATGATATATGATTTTCGACAAAGTTAATTCTTACTACCACAACTTTTTAATTTTAGATACATAAAAATTAATAGGATCATAGAGATTGCTTAGCACATCGTCCAAATAATCTATATCCATATCTCCTGGATCAACCCCTGGCTTATAAAGATAGGCTATCTTTGTGTTGAATTTCTTTCCCAACATAAGTCCTGCGCTTTTCGATTCTTCCACAGTTGCATCATCATACATAAGGATCACATTCTTGATACCTTTTCTTTCCAAGTAGGAGATTTGTTCCTTGCTGATGCTGTTTCCAAACGTAAAAACACATTTCAAACTGTTGCAATCCCAAAGCTGCAAAAGATTGTCTATTCCTACCTTGTCAAACAACCCTTCCACTATGATAACATCTTTGACCGAAGAAGAAAGCTCGTCAAAGCCTCCCAGTATCTTCGTGAAGTTCGTTCCTATGCTGTTTTCGTATCTTAAATGAGGTTTAGTCCCTGTTTCCTTTGCTCTTTCCAAATCCTTTTTATGCCATTCTTTAGAATACCTACTCCTTCCAAGCCATCCTACCAGCTTACCATCCATCTTCATTTTGAAAATGATATAGTTTCGCAAGTTCTTTTCAAGAACGGAATTTGTTTCGGAAGGTTCAAAAAGATCGTAATGGTATTTCTTAAAACCCCTTCCATCAAGATAACTGTCTGATACTATTCTTTCAAGACGGAAAGGAAGTTTCGGAACAGGAAGTTCTTCTTCGTCGTTTTCCTCTTTCTCATCTTTCAAAGGAGTAAGTTTTATGTTTATAGAATTTTGATACTCCATCCGTATAAGGTCTTTTCTTCCTACCTTTTCCAGAAAATTCTTGAAAGATGTTTTTGTTCCACATTTCCAACAATGGAAAACTCCCCCATGCACATCTATCTTGACACCCCATTTCTTTTCCTTTCCACAATAGGGACAAGGCATCCCTTTATTTGAAAGCCACCCTTGCGAACCGAATATTCTAAGTCCGAACACAGCCTTTACTTCTTCTTCGTCAATCCGTATCACATCACTAAAATTTTAGTTTATTCTTTTTAAATGCTTTCCATCTTTTGTTCGTCAGACTTTTTCTTCCTTGTCGCCTTTTTCGCTTCCTTCCTTTCAGATATTTGGTTGTACATCTCCATTGTCCGCCCCCTATGATAAAACCTACGCTTGTCGTAATTGGTGGCAATCGTTATCACTTCTTGACTTTCTTTGTAGTCACGCAATTTGTCCACATAAATACGTGCCGTGCCGTTGGACTTTTCCTCTATTGTCATATTTAGTGTGAACACAAAGGAAAAAGGTTTTACAAGTGTCTTGTCTCCTTCCGTATAGGAACGGTCTATTACTTTGTCAGGATTGTTCCATACTTCAAAAGGCACATCACTTGTTTGTGTTGCTGTGATAATAGGAGCTTCAATCTCGTCGGCAAGGTTCTTTAGAAGCTGCGCACAAGTCTGTAGCTTTTCTTTCTTGTGATCCGGATCGCTATCTATTTTTTTGGAAATGCCGGTCTTTACCAAGTCCAAAGAATCCAAAACTACCAACCCAGGAAAACGCCCGTGTGTATTGAAATAATCATAACATAGCTGTCTTACATCGCTCATAGAAGCCTGCCCGAACTTCTTGAAACCATACACCTCTATATCTGAACCAGATTCTTTAATTTCTTCAATCGCCTTTTCAATCTTTTTCTTATCGTTGGGATCAATGTTACCTGACTTGATATTGGAATAGGACTGGTTTGACCAAAGCTGATCATATATCTGCATACAGGCTTTCACACCGCCTTCCAACTGAATATGAAGAACCGGAACGCCTCTAAGGGCAGCAGAATAGCCGTGCCATTTTAATACGGTCGTTTTTCCTGTGCCGCTGCGAGCAATCCAAAGCGTTGTGTCACCTATTTCCATACCACCGAAAGATACATCGTCCAACCTGTCAATTCCAAAAGGAATTTTTACTGGCTTTTCCGTTATCGTAGCAGCTTCCATGCGTCTTTCAAGCATACGTTGTTGGAAACCTCCGAAAACAGACTGAAAACCCCCTGATTTGGAACGAAAAGACATCTCCACAATCCTTTGCGATTCTTCCGCGTTCACACGGATAGCTTCTTCCTTCTTTCCTTCTTCGTAAAGGTCATGTACCCTTTTGGAAAGAAGCTCGAACTCCGTCTCTTTCACAAACGATTGAAGTTGGTCTATTGCTATTTCTCTGTCTATCAGATTGGCTTTCTTTATTTCCTTTGCAGCATCCAACACAAAGTCATTGTCAGAAAATTTTTGACAGATAGCACCAAGCGCGGGGAGTTTCCCCTTTTCTCTATATTGCTCGACAGCTTCTCTTAGTATGAATTTGTATCCAGACCATTCTTTAGGGATCAATTCATATTTCAGATGCTCCGAAGCTATACACATTATGACTTCATCCGAAAACATCAATTTAAATATTTCGGACATAAAACCAGGATTCAGTTTATTCACGATACCAAAATTTAAACCAAATTGATACTAAAACCACTACTTTCGCCTTCTTCTCGTAAGGTGTTTATTGCAAACCAGCTTGAAAGGCATAAATCATCATGTCCCGAACTTGCTTCCAGTTTTCCTTTATCGCTTCTAAAAGTGATAGAAGAAAACTCACTGAACATCAATTCCACCTTTTCCCTTGTTTCACCTTCCTTGTAAGGCGTTCTGATCTGTCCTCTTTCAAACATGGCAGACAAAGACGGAAGTCCGGTGTACAAGTCCTTTTTGTTTCCTTCCGTAGTGGTAAATTGTTCGATATTGGTAAGTCCTCTTTCTCTTGCAAGTGCTGACAATATCCCTTGAAATCCGTTAGCTTCGCACACGATCTTATCAGGCTTAAACAAACGATTGAAAAGAACAATCTTGTCCACCTGCTCATTGTGAGACATACCTTTTGCCCTGAAATAATTCACAAGGTGGTAATTACCGGAGAAATCAACACCCCATACGGAATAAACAGTATAGTCAGCACCGATATTACCGGAAACAGCAAAGTCGCACCCCACAATCACCCGTCTAAGTTCGAACGGATAAAACTCTATGCTGTCCGCAAAGGAAACCTTATCCATGCCGGTAGTTGCCCTTCTAAGATATTCATACGGAAAAATAGTTGAGTTGTCCGAAATAGGAATCACAAGGTATTCTCGTGCAAACACAATAGAACCAAGCTCTGTTCTTTTCCTTTTTATATCTTCAAACATATACCTGTCAGGAGCAAGAGGTCGTCCATCCGGGAATATGATAGGATATTCGAACAGATAAAAACGCTTATCTCCCTTAATGACATTGTACAATTCGTTAGGAGCAGTAGAATAAGGCGTACCAGACACAATCAGATATCCGTAAGGCTCAACAATAGGAGTAATAGTCCCTCTAAATGTTTCCTTTAGCTTTTCTCTTTGCTCATCACTGTAAAGAGAACTTTCATCTGGCATATCATCTATGATTGCTGCTCCAACGTGCAAACCACGAATAAACCCATCCTTGCCACGAACATGAAGAATTGCACCATTTTCACCTTCTATTGCCGTCTCTCCAAGTTTAGCCTTACCGTTCGGATCAAGTTTTTCTTTTAATATATCATTGGTGGATATTTCCTCTATGATTTTGTTCACATGCACTTTTGCAAGTGTCATTGTATTTGTGATCATAGCGGTTTCCTTCCGGTTCTTATTGTCTATCGTATCCCCTCCATACAGCATAGGACGTGTATAGGAATACAACCTCCATAAGGGGAACGCATAGCACCACTCGAAGCTGTTGTGAGTTACTGTACCATCAGCAAGCAAGAACTTATGATCTCCGTCACAAGCAAAACCGTAATACTCACCTTCATCCAGTAAGGTTATAAAGATTTCCGTTTTCTTGGGTTTCCCATCCCTTGAAACTCTATAACCTTCATATTTAGTGCCCCTCCTTTGGTTCATTTCGGCGATTTCAACAGGAATATAAGTGCCGTCAGCAAGACAAAGAATGTGTCCTTCGCTTACTATATAGCTATCTCCACCTTTCTGTCTTACTTCGTACATATAGGTTTCTCCGTGATGCAGTTCCAAGACATTGCGACATTTCAAGTCTTGTCCCATCACCTTGTCACCTACTCTTATATCCTGGACTTTTTTTAACGAACCATCTGCCATAACTATCAAAGTATCAGGAGCTTCGCACTTTCCACTACTTCGCGAACACAAATAACTACTCCAAGGAAATAGCTGCGTAAGATTCCCCCATTCCAAGTTTCGCCATCCCATATTGAAATTAGAAAGGACTGTCGCCTTGAAATAATTAAAAGACAGAATCCTTAGATTTTCATCCATTGAAGCAAACAGATTGTCCACATACCCCAGCTTTTCCGTGTCAAGCGAACGACCGAAATTCATGGCATACTCGGTCTGGTTGATTATAGTGTCTAACATTTTGTCCAAATCCTTTCTGCTGCCGCCCGAAAACAAGGATCGCACAGTAGTGGAAGGAAGTCGGTCTATAATGTCGTCCACTGTCGTAAACAACCTTTTTGACTGTAGTTCAGTAAGTATTCCTCCTTTTGAATTGTATATGACAGCCATCCCTATAAAGCAAATTTTTCTCGGAAAGGATTTCGTGCAGATGAAGTTCCACTGTCAGACACACCTTCTCCCCTTAACTTTTTTACAAAATTGATCATCAAAAGCGCATTAGCATAGGTATCATCACCTGCACGGTGAGCGTTCACCAAATCAATGCCTTCTTTTTCGCAAACAGTATGAAGCTGATAGTTTTCCAATTCCGGGTAAGACATGTGTGCCATTTGCATAGTGTCAATGGAAAACTTTACATACTTCTTTAGATCATCCCCCATAAACTTGAAGAAGTTCTCCAAAAAGGCATTATCAAACCCTACTATGTTATGCCCGCATAATGTACACATTTGTCTGGGGTTCTTGTACTTCTTAAAAAGTGCCTGGCATTTCTTGAATATATCCTTCAGAGACATAGCCTTTTCCTTTTGAATTGTTTCCGTTATCCCGTGTACCGCTTCTGCTTCCGAAGAATAGACAAGACCTTCTTTATAGTCACGCGGAAATATCATAGACAATTCTTCGCATACTTCCAATTTTTCCATATCTATGACAACAAAGGCAACCTCTATCGCCGCAATAACATCAAAAGCCGGTTTTTCTGCGGAAGGAATACCACCTGACTCAATGTCGTAGCATATTATATATTTACTTGCACTTTTCACGTTATTAAAAATTTTAAATTTTATTAATTAAATTCACATTCGTATTACAAAATGTTTACTCTAATAGGGTTAAACGCTACATCATTATTTGTTTCCCGTAAACTCTTGCTATCTCAAACTCTGCCATACAGCCTTTTGATGTTGCCCAATCAAAAACAAAATAAACGGCATCACACTCCAAAAGAGCCTTAACGCTCTCTCCCATGTAATAGGAATAGGGTTTATCCGGTTCACTGCAAGCATCAAAAGGCGTTATCACTTCATGCCCTTTTTCTTCAAGCCATTTCTTAACTTGATTTGCATATTTCTTTGTTTCTTCCAAATCATGCCCTGTTATAGGCAAGCTAACATACACTTTTGTTTTCATCTTCTAAATTTTTGTCTGTTTGTATCTCTTACAAGCTGCCATAACCTCACATTTCCTCCTTCCGGTACACATGGATCGATATACAGATTTCCTCCACCTATATAAGCAGGAACATTCCCTGTCATACTATAAGCTCTAATATCCCACAGAGTGAATTTCTTACCATTTCTTTTCGAGAAATGTTGATTGAAATACTCTGTCATCCCTGTAAGATTCAAATTTTTTGTTAATATTTCCACGCTCTATCAGTTTAAAACTAATTTCAGTCTATCAAAATCACGAGAACAATCATCCTCGTTTTCATATCGTATATGGATATTTTTATAGGGGTTGTCTTTTAAATTGACAGCATCCGGCATTTCATTTATGATTATTTCCGGTATCCCCTCATCCGTATATTTCATTTCAGCAGAGACTATGTATATCCTTGTAAGCGCCAGTTTCCCGTTTGAAAAGACAAACAGTCTCTCTTTCTTGAAATAGTTCTTTTCGTTCCATTTCGTATATTCTTCTATGAAATCCGCTACACTTGTGTCACTTGGAAGAGCAATCACCTTCTCCAGTTTCTCTTTGAAAACGTTCAGTTTCAAATCCCCGAATAAATTTGCAACGGATTGAAGTAATACCTCCATGTTTTCATCTATTCGCATACATCCAACTCAATTAAATGATCATTTTCTCTAAGAACTTCCCTTGTTCGTCCGTTCTGAATTTCCACTACCAGCATAGTGCCATCTTCCACTTGGTAGGAACTAGTCACTTCGCCTTCAAAGTAATAGCATCCTTCTGTCCAGCATACTGTCATAGCATTAAAAATTAAAAATTAAAGATTATACATTTCCTGTTTTACTTTCCTAATATAAGACTTGACTTTCTTTCCTCTGTGGAAAACGATCGCCTTGTCTATATCTTTGGTAGGGTTGTGGTGGGATTGGTATATTTCAAACATTTCTCTTGACTTTACAGGATCAAATCTGTCTTTATAGGAATAGAGATGTCTCCCTTTTATCCGGTTCACTTCGTCCACATAAACCTTCAACATCTGAAACCTACCAGAAGCGGAGCTTACCTTGTTTTTCGCTTTATCATCGCAACCGGATTCAACCATGCAAATGGCATGAACCAACCTTTCCCATACAACCTTATCTCTATCTTCTTTCGTAGTGGAAAGAACTTTTGCGTCAGAAACAAGAAGGGGAATAAACGACAATACCGTCAATACAAGAATCTTTTTCATACGATTTCCCTTTCGTTAAATTCATGTAATCTGTGACAAGCGGAACAAAGAAGTTCAATGTTGCTTTTGTCCATTTTCAAATCCGGTCTTGCTCCGCGTGATCGTATGTGTGAAAAGAAAATGGCTTTCGGTTCATCTCCCAAAGGCTTTCCACATTTCGCGCAAACATGTGGTCTTTCTTCCCATATCTCCATAAATAGGGATTGAAGGTCGCCCCTGCGTTCTTTGGTTGTTTCTGTGTCACAATCTTTACAGAGCCACTTCATCCTATTGTAGATGTAATGATTTTCACCACATCTTTTACAAGGACGATATTCGTATTTCTCCTTCTTTTTCAGCACGTTACTCAAACTTATAGCTTTTAATTCTTTCAATCTGATTTTCAAGATACTGAACTCTCTTATCAACCGTTGCGTTAATAGCTTTCTTTGCTTCTTCTTTTGTGAAAAACACATCTCTGCCAATTTTAGCCATTTCACGTTCTCCTTCCGGGATGATATACTCCAGACCTCTGAAAGTAGTTGTTTCCCATTTTTTTACTTCTTTAATTTCACCTGTCATAAGTGCTGAGCGCACGTCATACATTACTTTTTCTTCCACAACAATTTAAACTTTGTATTCTGTTAAACCTATCTATTAATTCACACACATAGTCCATCTTTTTCTCACTTTCCTTACTCGAAAGATAGACAAACCCGAAACTCCTTACAAACTTAGGATTCCCAAACCACCCATACCTTACAATCAAAAGCTCTGCTCTTTTTGTGTCATAAAAACAAGGAACAATCTTTACTTCAAGTTCTTTCTTTCTTTTCATTCTCTTTTTCTTTACATAACCGTATATATCTGCAACCTTTGCATTTTTCTTCATCAAGCAAATAGCCATCGAAGCTATCGCATAGGATATATCCTTCAGGAGAATCAAAATAGAGTTTCCTTTGCTTGTCCAAGTAACTTTCTGAAATACCTTCTTCACTTTCTATAGGATTAAAAAGTTCATTTTCCATCACAAATTTAGAAGTGAAGTATATGTCCCTTTTTGTTCTTTTTCTCCATCTATCTATGGCTGTTCTCCCTATGACATTCATAAGAGGAACTATCGGAAGGTTAGATAAAGAAAGAACAAACATCTGCCGGTTGAACTGAAATGTAAGGTATTCCCAAAGATTCCCTACTTTATCATTAGATAGAAACTCGTCCAGTTTCTCTCTGTCCTTTCTTTTTAGACGGAACTCGTAAGCCGGATTGCTTGTCAACTTTCCTTGTAAATAGCTGTAAATCTGTTTAAATTCCTCTTTTCTTGTCATATCGAAATTACAATTATTGCATACAAAAACTTAATATTTTTGAAGTTAAAAGAAGGGGAAATTTCTCTCCCCTTACACCGACAAAAATACAATTATTGTAATTATTCCCAAAGCAAATTAATGTTAAATATTTCTTCCGTTTGCTTTTCCACCTTTTTATAGCGGTTCTGTGTATTCATATCTCTCTCTGCCACAAGATCATAGTCATTTTTTATAATTTCCTTATCAAGCGACCGACAAAACCACAAACAGATTTCTTTTCCTGCTTCCATATCACCAAGCGATACCGGTTCTTCCTCTTTTGCTTCATAAAATTGAATCCAATAAGGTTTTTCGTTCATGGAAGATGTGCGCGAAGTAACCGGATTTTCTTCTTCATCCTTTCCCATCCCTATAGCTCCTACCGTGATTGTCCCGTAGGGGTTATCCGTTACAGAAGAAAACCATAATTCGACATTTTTAAGCGTTTCTGTGCCCTCATTTTTCAAAACAAGAGCAACGTATTGGCTATGAGGATTTGAAGCCAAATTAAGGCTTATTTCATCAAATAAATTGCCAAATACATCATTAGGCACAAGAGTGGAAGATTTATATCCACCCAACGAATCTGAAACTTTGGACTGCGGACTGTTATATCCTGAACTGACCGTATAATAAAACCGTAACATAAGCCTTAACTTTTAGAAGTTGACATGAATATATTCCCAAGCGACCAATATTCGCTTTTCACTTCATTGTAAACAGATACCGTGCCGCCAGAATTTTGAACACGTGCAATATAATACTCGTCCGGTTCTTTTTCCGGCGGAGTGCTTATGCTAACTTCCGGTACTAAAGAAATGACATAATCATCATAAGTGTATAAACCGTTTCGCTGCTCGGAAGTCAATACACCTCCCAAAGGAAGTGTCCCAAGCACAATAGCTCTTAAATTCGATTCCGCTACAAATGTAGTTGCGGATATAAGAAGTAAGTTTTGGCTGTCAATTATGTTTACAATCTGATAAACGCCATTATTCAAAGGAACAGAACCGTCTTGTTTTTCAAACCGGATAGAGACGGGGGTCGATGAAGATTGACCTCTTACCTTACCTGTAAAATCCACAGAACCGGAAACGATACCTTGTGAGTTTACGCTTACATACCCCTTTTCGTAATTTCTTGTTTTGTAAGCAATCTTCACCCAATAGAAATTGCTGTCATTCGGCACAACGATGTTGTCTTCTACATTGATATCTATAAAGTTCCCGGCACTGGTAAGAGCCATTCCAGGAAGTACCTTAATAGTGCCAGAGTTTGTTCCTGTTTCCACTTTAAAAGGTTCTATAAGATTTTCATCTTCTACTGGTTTGTTAACTGTATTAGGATTGATCTTAGACGGGTCATTCGTAATCATCCCAAAAGAATAAGATGCCTGTAGCACCGCCTTCATAAGCGGTGCTGTAGCAAAGAAAGAAATCATATTTGAAAGTTCTTCTTTCTCTAAAAAAACATTTCTGCTAACATTTAACTTGCTCATACTCAATATTTTAATTATTTTTGACTTACTATTTCCATCCACTCGGAACACCCTCACAGTTTGTACCTGTGAAAGTCTGACTATGACTTGTTACGTTGTTGTTCCCAGATTCCGTTATCTTCACATAATTAGACGATCCGGAAAGAATTTGAATAACAGGGACAGTTCCAAGTTTCGAACAACCATAAAACATTCTGTCCATATTAACCTTTCCTACGCCTGCCACTGACCTATCATATAGGGATGTGTATGAAACTGCATAGGTTTGTTCTGTTCCTAAAGAAAGATTTGTACAGTTTGCAAACATTTCAGTACAATTCAAATTACCGCTGATATTCTCAAAATTGGTATTATTAAACTGATTTCCTATATCCACATTCACAGGTCGTGCAGATGTTCCTGGTTGTCCTACATAATTCCCTGTTCTTCCAAAAGAAGTGAGTGACGTGCATCCTGCAAAGCATCTCCTAAGATTAGTAAGTGTCGTAAGATCATTGAAGAACTTAGCGGGAATTTGTTTCACACCCGTGTTCTCAAACATACTTTCTGCATTCTGTAGCTTTCCATTCTTCATATCAAAAGAAGATATGTCAGATAAATTCCTACAATTCGCAAACATTCTTGAAGCGTTTGTTACACTTGACGGAAGCCCTTGTCCATAAGGAATAGACAAATAAGTACAATTCTCAAACAATGACTGCATATTTGTTGCCTTCGAAGAGTAAGAGAACATAGCGGTAGACCAACCGTCAACAAGACTTGTACAACCAACAAAGCAACCAACAAAAGAAACAATGTTTGTGCAATATCTGAACCATAATACTGGAAGTTCGGTTATGACTGTGCAACCTTGAAATGTATATTGCATATACTGTGCGTTCGTTGAATTGCTAAATGGAGAACTTGTAGCTGATTGACCTCCTGTATTTTTCAAAGCCGTACATTCAAAAAATACAGCATGGAAATCTTCTGTGCCACCTCCCCTTCCAAAAGTACCATTGCCAACGCATGAAGTCAAACTCTTACAACTTCTAAACAAGGAAGAATGATAAACACATGAAGTAGGAACAAGTTGACCACTTGGAAGGCTTGTAACCCCACTACCCCAGAAAGCACCCGCACAAGAATTGCCTGTCATTTTGGTAAACAAACCAGAAGGAATAGACCTAAGACTTGTGCAATCTCTAAACCAACAGATAACACCCCCTGAAATAGAAGGAATTGTGTTTGTTGCAATCGATGAAAGACTTGTACATCCTCTAAAGGCAGAATGGTTGCCGCCGGCAGCGTCCACATTATAAGTGCCAGAACTTCCCTGAATAGAAAATGATTCGGGCCACTGTTTGATTGCAGTAGCTCTTGTATGATTTCTGAAATTGGCATACACAGTAGAAGGGTTGCTTGTATTTCTGCTTCCACCCTGAACCCTTACTTCTCTCCCCACTATTTCATAAACGCCATTTGATACAGATGGCGTTTGAGGCGATCCGCTATAAGAAACGATAAGAGCTTTCCAAAGATAAAGGTAAATACTGCTCCCTCCTGCGTTCGTTGATTCATCCCCTGTCCCTACACATTCCGAATCCATAGCGGAAGCATACACATAACCTCCAGAAGGAGAAGAAACCGTTATCCTCCCACTTCCATTTGTCTGATCTGTACCACTGTAATAAGACGATCCGTCAGGCGCGGTAGTTCTTATATTCACGGAAGCATAAGGTTGCAATACATTTTCCTTTCTAAGATAAATATAAGTTGTCGTAAGCTCATAGTCAAGAGTGAAATCTATATACGTGTCAGCTCCCGATATTGCAATATTGTTTTTCGTTTGGGATTGATAATTGTCTGCCGTACAAGTGGCATTATACGACCCTGATTGTATTCCAGTAAGTGTAAGCTGTCCTTGTGAATTGGTGTATCCACTCTTTCCTCCATAAGTTACGTAAGCTCGATTAATGTTATATCCATTTCGGGATTTCACTGTAATATGAGCACTGTAAGTCTTATTGGAAACACCTACCCTTTGTTGTGGCATTGATTCCTGATTAACTGTAACAGAACCTTCCGTAGGCTGATAGTCATAAACGGAAACTTCATATCTGTAAGTTTTCCCCATCTGCATCATAAAGGTCGTTGTACCGTCCGACCCTGTATTTTGCGTACTAAGTCCTTCTGGTTTTACAGAAGCTCCTGAAACTGGAAGCCCTGTATCGGAATTATAAACATAGAACTGCACTCTCGTTTCTTTTCTTGGCATTGCAACATTCACCGTCTTTGGAAGGTCATTTGGTTGCACAACCCCTGTCTGATCACTGAAATATTGCTTCGAGGCCACCCAATCATAACGCATTCTCGGAACAGAGAATCTGATTTGTCCGTTATTAGTCAGACCTGTTTGTTCTCCTGCACCTCCCCTGTTAAGCGTTATCCTTGTACCGTTGGAAATAATACCGTTATCCTCTGTTACAACAAATGTAAGATCATACAAGGTTTGATCCATATAAATGCTCACCACCTGTACAGCTCCGTTCACAGTAAACTGTTGTTCCCTGTCCTCGTATTCCTCATAAGAAGCAATAGCGGTATATACTCCATTAGGAAGTTCCAACACAACACCAGAAGAATCTTCCTGCACAAAATCCTTATCGTTTACTTTCACTTTCGCGCCCTCAACGACTGTTCCTCCTGCGCCGTACACCTTGATAGTAGTCTTATAGGTAAGTTGTTTCAAGTCTATCGTAAGGTTTGAATTATTGTAAAACTCATAGTTTTCCACATATACCCGTTGATGATTGTTGTCGTAAAATACATCATAAGAATATTTTCCTCCCAACACTCCTTCAAAAACAGCCTGTCCATTGTCAGAAGTCTGTTTTGTCAAACCGGCAAATTTCACAGTAGCCCCATTTAAAGGCTTTTTCTCTCCCGTAAAGGTGTTGTAATCATTTACAGTAAACGTCATGTTAAAAGTAGGCATAGGATTGAAGCTCACTTGTATATCCTTATTACTGTCCACAACAACATCCCCATTTACAGGAATCCAGTTTTGCTTTTCAACAAGATAAGTGTAATCACCTCCCAATATATTCGTGAATGTCACTTTCCCATTCGTGCCCGTTCTTTTGCTTTCCGAATAAGCGACAGTATCCTCTGTTGCCAGTCTGTCCTTTGCGGTAAGTGTCACATTTGCACCTTCCACTGCGCCAGTAGATGAATTTGTCACCGTAAATGTAATCGTATATCTTGGTATCAATATAAGCGTTACAGGTTCGGATTGATCGTCTTGTACATTGATGTTCTTACTTATGGTATAATAATCCGTCTTGCTTACAGTATAAGGGTATAAGCCAAGAAAAGCCATAAATATGGCATTACCAGAAGAATCCGTATATTTAAATTCACCATTAAAAGTAACAAGGGCATTTTGTATAGGTCTTTCATTTTCGTCCCTTACAACGAACGTGACTTTTCTTTCATACACATCTCCTTGCATTTGAATATATTCCACCTGCGTTTCTTCATCGTCTTCCAATACCTGAAACAATCTATCTTCTATATTCATGAACAAAGACTTCTCCACATCAATAGAATAATCACCAGGATAAAGTACAATAGATGCTTCCCCGTTTCTGTCCGTCACAAGACGTTTGTCTAAAATGGAAATAGAAGCTCCTTCTATGTAAGCTCCCCTATCCGACAATACTTTGAAAATAACATTCTTCTCTTTCAAAGGCTGAATATCCTCACTACCCATTATGTTTTTGTAGGTAACAAGGTAATCTTCTGTAAATTTTTTTACTCCTTTCTCACTTGTAAGGGAATTATTAAGATAATAAGCAGCTATCACGTCCTTTTCCCCTAAATTACCTTGATAGAACGGAAGGAAAAGCGGTTTTATCTTTATATCGTAAATGTACACAAGAGCGGAAGAATTTGACCTGTCTTGTGTAAGACTTAATGACAAGAATTTCATTCCGTCTTTCATTTGAAGCCCTCTCCCTTTCGAGAAATTAAGCTCTAACTGCTTCGCGTATGCCCTGTTCTTTCTCGATAGAATTGCCCGGCATTCATAATACACTCCAGCTACAGGAAGTTCCAGGATTCCTTTACTGCCGGAAACAAAATTGTTGCTCTCTGCACTTCCATAAGATTCCTTACATATCATAGGTTGAACGGCTTCGTTAAACACTTCCACACCGAATTTCAAATTTTGGTTGCTTGTGGAAGATGTTTTAACCTTAAAAGAAATCTGATAAGAAAGATTTTCTGAAATAGGAAGGAGCTTCGTTTTGTCAATTTCAGAAGAAATACCCACCAAAGCATTTCCAACGAAAGTCATTACCTGTATAGGAGTGCCATTGTTGTCTATATCATCCACAATAACAACACCTGTAGGGTTCACAAGTGGATAGGCATTCAAATCTTTTACGCTTTCCGTTGTCTCATACCCTTTTGTAACGTTTAGAACTGTGTCTGTCCTGTTCCATGTAGGAGAGCTATGCCCCATTGTCCATCCAGTATCACGAGACATCAAAAGAGCAAATATAAACTCATCCTCCGTCTTATATCTAATAAGACGGAGGAGCTCCCCAAGTATCACGCCTTCCTTGTTTACAATATCAAGTGTTCCTCTTTTTCTATATTCCTTCACATAATTATTGAACAGATATTTCATCTGTTCAAGTGTGTCCACTTCGTCTGTCACAAGTCCTCTGTTTTCAATAAAAAGTTCAAACAGAATCTTGTTCGTATCAATCTCGTTATATTGCTTTGCATACAAGACAACAAGCGCAAAGATATGACAGACTGTTTCCCAATACGCCTTAAAATCCTCTCCGTCCTTCTTTATAAAAGTAGGAAGAATGCCGGGAGAAGATACCTTTTCAAGTACATTCTCCGCCCATTCCATTACAGCAGGATCGTTTTCTTCGAAGAACCGTTTGAACACGGTCTTATTGTAGATTTCTTGTGACATGCTCTTTAAATGTTACTTTCTTCTTTCGAAGTCCATTCATCAGAATTTAACAAAGCGCTTAATTCATCTGAAGGATTATTATACACTGGATAAGGATATTGAATTGTTTCTATTTCCCCATCCTCCAAAGTAGAGATAGGAGAAGGAAATTCTTCAATACTATTGTAATGTTCAATGTGAAGCAATACTTGTTTCCCGTCTGCACTGGCTCGAGGACTATCTATCCCCAATTCCTTTAATCTGTCTATCGAAGTTAAATTAAAGACTTCTCTTGGTATTACTATAAACTCCATACTCAAAATTTTTCAACATATAAGCCTACAAGATCAACTAAATTATGAGAAAGAGGTATTCCACTGCTTCTTGTGCATTTATATATCACTTTATTCTGTAAGTAATATTTCCCCTCAAATAATTCCATAGGAGGTGCATAAGGGATCGAATCATCTTCTGTACCAGAATGACTTTCATCAACTCGTTTCCAAAGAGAAGCTGTTTCCAAAGATGGCTTCCAGTTTTCTTGTGTCTTATGATCTTGCAAAACTTCCCAAAGATCATCTCCATATTGATAACGTTCTTTTTTTACCACATCAATATTAACCTTCCATTTTGGATGGAATTTCTTAAATTTTAAAGCATCCTTATCAGAAAGCCCTATCTTATTTATGATGGATTCTGTCATATCATAAAAACTATATGCAGGTGTCTCTCTGTTTTCAGGAGCATCCGTAGACCCTATACCTATAGCATCCAACTCCCTTTTTACCCATGCAATAAAATCATCATGCTCCTTTACATCTTCATTATTGGGATCATCTCTAAACTTTCTTGAAAGAGAAGCTGCAAAAGAAGCCACATCCAATGGAGTAAAAAGTCTATATACCATCATCTCCGCAGCATTAATAATACGCCCTCTTGTAGCCGGCTTTTCCAATTCCACACAAAAGGCTCTTGTTATAGTTTTCTCTCCATTTTCGTCTTGAATTTTCTCTGACTTATGGGAAAGATACACTTGCACCTTCCGACCTAAATCCAATTGTACAATCTTTCCGTTTCTCCACGCAGAATGATTTCTATTAGAATCATCCCTTTCAGTAGAAGGGACTTCAATGTAATCAATATTCATTTTCATTTATATAATCTATTAAATTTGTACTGTCTCGAAATACATAACCACACCTGTCTTCTATTTCTACACACTCCAAAGGTAGGAAATTTTCTCTTCCCACTTCTTTTTCGCATTTATAAAGAAATTGGATAATAGAACCATAATTGCCATGAAATTCTCTTGCCAACATTTTCCCTGTTGGTTTGCCCTTTCTTATTTCCTTAATTCCTATCAGGCATTTTATCCAATTAGGCTGTCCAGACGAGTCACACCTTATTTCATAGTCATAAATGTTAAATATGATATCTTTTAAATCTTTTATAGATATGTTATCTGCATCCATCTTTCTATCAATGCGAATTTTAGAGGTTAGCTCGGATAATTTCATCTTTTTCTCAATGTAAGTTAATAAGTTATATTGATCCGTATTTTTTAAAATCCCAAAATAAGACGGATAATTCTTTTTGTTTGATTTTAAGGCATTTTTTACAATCCTTTTCCTTCCTATCACAAAACCTTTGTTATGCTTATTCTTTCCCTTTCTATTAGAATTGAATATAAACCCACAAAAATCACATTTTCTGTGAATAGGATAAATAGTTCCTGTTTGTCTCTTGCTCCTTATTCCCAATTCATACCACCAATAATTCTTAATTCTCCATTTTAAAGAATTTGCTTCCTGTTTTGTTCTTGCAAACACAAGATTATCGTCCGCATATCTAATACATGCAGGAGCAATATCTTTGATGAAATAATCAAAAGAAAGCATTACTATATGATGCACTAATGGACTTGTAGGCGTACCAATAGGTAGTTTGCCGTTCACAAAACAAATCCTAACGGCATAATCTATTAATCTTTTGTCTGATACAATCTTTTTCAGTTGTTTGCGAAATGTTTTTTCAAGAATATGCTCATAACATTTTCTCTGATCTATCAAAAAATAATAGTTTAAATCAAGCCTATCATAAAAAATAGCCTTTATTTTGTGAAGTAAAGAACCATTTTTAAAATTAGAATTAAGCCCGCATTTCTTTTTGCAGTTCAAACCATTTCTATTATCCTTCTTGGTATAAACAGGTGTTAAAATATCAAGTAAAAGGTGCTGATATATTCTCGTCTTTAAGGAAGGACTTTCAATGTGTCTTATCTTCCCGTTCTTATTGACTTTCACAAGAGAACGATACGATATATGCTTTTCCCAATTACAAGTAACCAAATCTTCAAAGAGCATTTCGCAATTCTTATCAAAATCCTTTTTGAATTTCTTTATTTCTCTTTTGTGAGAATGCCCTTTAAAAGCATGTATAGCAGCACCCCTAATGCTTTCTACAGAAATATTTTCATACAAATTATCAATTTTTCTCATCACAAAATCAAGTTTGAGCAGTAAAACAATGTCACATGACACTGTAGCTTATCTCTATGATTAATTTCTATTTATATAAGCCTTGTCTTATAAATTGTTATTTCTAAACATGAGTATGAGACTGTTTCTTCGTCAATTTCATAAAGCTCTAAACTTTAGCAGATCCACCATAATTACGATTCGAATTAGAAGCATCGTTGTTCGCATTCAAATTCCGAGGTGAACAATTACCATTATTGGCATTACCACGAGAACGAAGAAACGAAAAGTCTCAACCCATTATTTCAACCTAAAATTTTACGTTTCAGAGATTTCAGTCCCAATGCTGAACTTGTCGTAAGACTTTTAGGATTTTATATCTTATATCGCCTAAAGTGGCTTCAAGTTTTGCACGGCTGCGCCTAACTGCGTTTTAGCAAAACTTGAGCAGAGCCACCAGAATTACGAGGCGAAGTAGAAGCAGCGTAGTGCGCATACAAATTCCGAGGAGAACAATAACCATAAGTGGCAGTACCACGAGAACGAAGACCAATTCTTGCTCTTTGATCCAAAACATTACTCCAATAATTATTCCCAAATTGATAGAAACATCCCCCAGTAGACAGACTTCCTCCCCTTAAAACAGAATAAGGAGTTTCCTTTTGTCTTTTCAAAGAATAACCATCAGAAATATTTTCAGATTCTCCTATCTTCTTATAGGTGGATTCCCAATCAAAAGAACCCAAATCGTTTTTGCTTACCGTATTGTCGTTATGCCACTTCCTCTGATCATTTTCCACATAAAATTCAACAGGATTTCCATCTCTTTGTACCGTTTGCAAATATTTACAAGTTCCTACGACTTCTACTCCGCCTCCCCAATAAGCAAAAATATCTCCACTTAGAGAAAGTCCATCAAAAAGAGAAAATCTTAAAATAACTTCTATGTCCCAATCTTTAACTTCTCCTGCCGAATCATAAGCAGCAAAAGTTTGAGACATCTGCTTAAACACCTTACAATTCATTTCTCCATCATTCAGCCCTTTTACATTAGGAATATTGACATACCAATACACACTCCCATAAAATTCAAAATTGGCTTTTTCTGCAACACCCGTCTCAACAGCAAAAGAAGCTGCCATTTGAGATTCCATACATTGCTCTTTAGGATTCTCTTCATTTGCCATTATAGACCAATTCGTTCTTTGTTGTGTTGCTGAATAATAAACATCCCCAGACGAACTCCATGTACCATACTTCCATTCTCCAGAAGAAGATAATTTATATCTTACCCCTCCATTATTCTTCCAATTCGTTTCATTGTTACAAGTATCATTAGAAGATATTCCGCTTGAAAATAAAGCATTGTTATGTAAATATTTTGTCTTATAAATTACTTCTTGACAAGTTATAAAAGCATTGTAAGCCCTATATCCTCCTTCTGCAAAAGGATAAGACTGGTTTACATTAGGGTTGTTTGATCTTGCGTAAGTACGGTTTGAATTTTGATTTACATCGTTTGTTCTTGGATAAGTTCGATCATTCAAAAACAAAGTACAAAGATTCGCTTGTCCATTTGAAGATTTACAATTAGTTTCTCCTTCATATAAATAAAAGAAATTTCTTGCCTTTCCACCTACTGTAGTAATAGGACATGGGGAAATACCTACAGGGACAAGTCTGTTATCATCAGTTATTTCAACACCGTCCCATACAGTTTTTTCTTTTAAAAAGCCACTCCATTCAATACCAGAATTACCTTTTACTTTATCTATAAAATAGGCTTCATCCATCCACCCTTTTACAATAGTATATTTTGTTTCCACTGTTTCCCATGGCCGAAGGACTCTTACTTCATTCCCTTGTAAATTATACAATTTTGCCATGCCATGTTCATTATAGAACGTCTCTGCATTAAAAGCGCCAGCATCACAATACTTTTGCTGATGCCCAGCATCCAAATACAGTTCTACGTCACATTCTGCTCGCATAGCTTCTGTAATTCCTACTGTTGGTGCAAAAGAACCATCCTCAAATCTCAATAGATTGTTACGTTTCAATTTTCCAACAGGCACAACTTCCTCTCCTGTATTTTGAGTTGTGTCAATAAGATAAAAATCCCATCCCTTTTCCAAAAAAGAAACATCTCCCAATGAAACATACGGTACAGGATCAAGATCATCTTCTTTATAGCCACTTACAGCATATCCAACACCATACTTCAATTTGTTCACTTCTTCTTGTAGACTTGTTATATTTTCATTTGTCTTATCTAAATCTTCCTGTTTTGCAAGTAAACCAGAAAGGAAACTGTAATTCTTTCCACCTTTAGCAACAGGGATTTCTTCTTTACCATCCAAAGAAGAAAGTCTTGTAAACTGTGATATTTTTTGATCTGCCATAATTATTACGTATTATTGTTGTTCTGTCAAAATCTTGTTTCCATCTTCTTGAAGGACATATCCTCCATCTTCTTTTAAGATATAATTCTTAGAAGGTGGTATTCTTTGTGCTTTTAATCCTTTCAAATAAATCCATCCTTTCAAAAGATCATCCTTTTTCAGTATCTTGTCATAGAATCCCATGCAATTAAAAGCGAATTGGACAAAATTATTTCCGTCATACGCTATTTTAAGTGTAGACGAATCGCTTAAAAGAGAACCTACCGTAATAGGAAGCATATTCCAGTTTTCATCATACAATTTCCCATCAGAAGAAATAGCATGAAAACTGTCTATATCTATTTCTTCATAAGATTCTACACTATTGAGAAATAAAGTTAGTCCCGTTATTTTATCATAAACAATAAGATTGTTTTCTTTTGAAATACCAGCTCTCTTGTCCTCTTTTTTTATAAAAACCCAACTACCTATCATAGAAAATTTAATAGGAAGTTGGAAAGATTGCTTGCTTTCTATCTTATCATCCACCCCATCAGTAACCAGATAGCCAGCATATTCACCTTCTTCATTGTAGCCACTCCCTTCTGCAAAACCCAAATTACTCAGTACAAGATCATTACCATTGCCCGTAATGTTGGCAATAGTAGCACGATCTTCGTCCTCGTTGGTTTTGCCGGTGACAGTCCATGCTTGGTCGGGGAAGAGCCAGGGATAGGTTTTAACGAAGTAGTCTTTGATCTTGGTCAGTTCTTCTTCGGTGGCATCGTGATCGAGAAATACAAGTTCCCAGATAGCAGCGTTAATACAAGTTCCTACATTAGTTG